TTGAAGCCGTTCCGGGAGAACACGCGCCGTTTCAGTTGGCTCAGGTCCACGCCGATAGCGATTCCATTGAAGCCTTCCGTGAGGAAGCGATCCTCCACCACCATGATGCGCCCGCCGTTCGGGGCCATGTACTCCATGACCGTGATTCCAACCGACTTCTCGCCTTGGCCGAAGCCGACGGAATACTCGACGCGATCCTTGGTCATCTGGTTGAGCGCCAGGATCACGTCCGTTGACGCGAACAGCAGCTTGTTGCGAGAGCCCCGGCGCAAGCCTTCTTCCACCAGGAACTCGTCCCACTCGTACTCGTGGAGCGTGCCGCCGACGGACCAGGTGTAGGTGCTGATGACCGGCTTGAGGCCGGCAGTCAGCGTCACGTCGTCGCCGTCGTCGTTGGTGTAGCGCGCCTTCTCGCCGATCAGGAACTGGCGATTCAGGGCCATGCGCGCCTCGTTCATGATCTTCATGCGCTGGTAGGGCAGTTCGTCCTCCGTCTCAAAGCGCCGTTTCATCTGGCGCCGCGACAGGCCCAACTCCCACCGGAACTGCTGGCAGTAGTTGGCCTTCTCGGAAGGAGTCGTGGTTTGCGTGGTCTGGCGCACGGAATTCTCGCCGACCGCCGGGGCCACGCGCACCAGCGTATCGCCGCTGACGATAGCCGCCGCCGCCGTACCGCCCGAGGAATTGAGGGCCGTCACGCCGCGCGTGAACGTCACTTGCGAGGTTGACGTGTTGGTGCTCTTGACGAACATGAATTCACTGGTCCGCTTCACCACCCACAGTTGACCCGGGATGAAGTATTTCGGGTTCGTGACGTTGATTGTTTCCAGCGTCGTCGCTGCCGCCTCCGTGGTGGTGTCCGTCAGCGCCAGGTACTCGTCCACGTCCCACTTGAATTCTTCCTGCTCCGTGGTGAGCATGGACACGCGCGAGTAGAACGCGAGATACGCCGCAGCAGCCGGGTCCCGGTCGATCAGGATGATCTTGGGCAGGACGTTCGGGATGATGCGACCGGACTGGGTGGCGTAAGATCGCCGCCCGATGACATGGGTTGCCGCCATTTTCTTTCCTCAGTTGCGTGACGGTGCTGCTCAGCCTCTCCGCACAGCGACGATCTGCGCAGGCGCCCCGAGCCTCTTGAAGAAGCTGAGGTAGTCCTGCTCGGACTGACTGGCCGGTTCCAGAGATTCCCCGGTACTGCGGGACCTCCCAGGAGCGCCATTCCCGCCCGTGTCTGGAACGCGAGTCCTTCCGCCGTTCTTCAACAGCTTCTTGCGTTCGTCCGCACGGGCCTTGGCGACTTCATCCGCGACGCGCTTGTCGGCCGCCTTGAGCTCCGCTTCGAGCTTCATGTTCTTGGCGATAGCGTAGAGGCCGATTTCGTCCGTCGGGATTCCCCTGAGAGAGGAATCATCGGACCACAAACCGTTGGCCTGCATGTATTTCACCACGGCCTGCACATCCTCCTGCGCTGCGACCCACTGCTGGCGCTGCGTGCTGGCCGCAGTGCTTTGATTGGCCGCTCGCTGGTTGGAGGCCAGCTTGCCCATCAACTTCTTCAAATCCTTGTTTGAAACCAGGTCGTCGTTGTCTTCAATGCCGAGATCGCTCCCGTCATCCGTTGTACCTGCCTGTTGTCCGCCCGCCCGGGCCACCACCCGTTCTAGTTGAGCCGTGGTCCGGTCGTAGCGCGACTGCCATTTGCGCTCCATTTCTTCTGCCCGCGCGATCCTTTCTTCCAGGACAGCAATGCGTGGATCGCCTTGTCCTTTCTCCGCGCCCTTGTCCTTCGGCGTATCTTCTCCGACCGTATCGGCGTCAGTCTCGGTTTCGGAACCCTGGCTGCCAATGGAGGCGTCCGCGCCTTCGCGCTCGTCACTCTCCACTGCTTGCTCGCCCTCGGTTTCCTGGTCCGTCTGTTCGCCATCGACCGGCTCAGAATCCGCCACTTCGGGCTGGATACCGAACGATGCGACCCGCTGCTGCACCTGGGAAAGATCGGTGAGCTGCTGTCTGCCTTGCGCTGCCATTTCATCCTCACGGCTGATGGTGCCGGTCCCTTGCGGAACCTTGCGTGGCCGACCGAATGCCGCGACCCGGAGATCGCCGCACCGCCGGACGGCTTACTGATTCACGTTGTTCCCGTGCCCGACCGCTTCCGCGCCCTTCGCTTCCAGGGCCGCTTCTTCGATCATGCGCTTCAAATCGGCGCGCAATTCCTCGCGCACCTTGATCTTGATTTGCTGGACTTCCGACTCATGATCCAACACCAGTTCGTTCCGCATGGCGGTGTCGTCCAGCTTGGCCTTATTGGTATCGACGGCCATCTTGCCCTGCGCCTGCGCCATGGCCTTCTCGCGTTCCTGCATGGACTTCATTTGCGCTTCCATCTGCATCATCATCTGCTGCATTTGGATCGCCTGTTGCTGCTTGGCCTGCTGCTCCTGATCGCGTTGTTGTTTGGCCTGCGGGGAGAGCCGGATGCCCTCGATGTCGTGACCAGAGGCGTTGAGCATCATTTCCACAACGCGGGAGAAGTCCAGTTCCTTGCGCAGTTCCGTGTACAACTCGGGAATCTGGCCGACGGACTGGAAGATTTGCTCCAGGCTCGTAATCAGGAAGGTGCGAGAGGCCAGCGCATCGGCGGCGTGAACGGCGTCAATGGTCACATCCACGTCCATTTCGTCCGCCGTGACCTCGCGCACGAACATATTGCCGCCTGGGTTGTGCCAGGATTCCAGCACGTCCGAGTACCTGTTTTGGCCGATGATCTGGATGATGCGACTGGTCGGGAAAAACTCCGGCTCCCTGAAATATGCCATGCAGATTTCCGCCAGTTCCTCAAAGCCGCGCATGACTTGCAGGTAGATCGGGCGGAACACCCCCTGGTTGCGGCTGAGCTGTTCCTGCACTTGGCCGAGCGTGGCCTGATGCGGCGGGGCCTGGCCCCGGAACACGTCAGAGACGTTGACCGCTTCCTTACCTTGGCCCAGCACAAAGGGCAGATCGGCAATCAGCAACTCTTGCGTGCTCGTGCCGATGGGCAACTCGAAGAAGTGCTTGCGCAGGTCAAAGCTGGGCTCGCGCGAAGCCTCCATGACCTCATCGGAGAGCCGCACGATCTTGTTGCCGTCCTTGAAGTCCTGTTGCGTCTGTGTCGTGATGAACCGGCCCGTCGCGGCCACGGGGCGGGTGATGTTCTTCCGCACGTCCGTTATCCGCATGTTCAGAAAGTTGTTCACAACCTCCTGAATCGGGCGGTACTGCTCCACCAGCCCCGTACCGTCGGGGCGGAACTCGTTCGGATCGTAGGACTTGGCCCGGAACGGAATGCCCTTGTACGGGAATGGGTTGCGGCCGTAGCGCACCAATTCGCCAGATTCGCCGCCTAGCATGACTGCATAGGCGTCTTGCAGCCCCTTAACCGGCGCTTGCCAGTAATCCCAGCACTCGATCAATTCATCTTCTTCCACAGAGAACTGGCTGTTGAAGTTGTCTCCATAGAACCGCCGCAGGTTGGCCTCGTCGATCTGCACGGTGTTGTGCATCACCTTGTCGTACAGATCGGCGCGCACGGACCAGTGCTTGTCGTCGATGCGTTTCTGGACTTCGGAGCGCGGCAGGTAGTACCGCTCGATCACCCAGCGCGCATCGCGCAAATCGCGGGCTACCGGGTCGATGTACAGCAGGGAGCGGTCTACCACGTCGATCTTGAGATCGGGCAGGAACGCATCTTCACGGTACGTCACCTTCCACACCGCCATGGTGTGCTTGAGGAACGCTTTCAACCAACGCGGGAACACGTCGTCCCGGATTTTCCACAGGTCATCGAAGTGGTAGTCGGTCAATGCCTCGGCCACCTTGGCGCGCTTGTATTCCTCTTTGGATGCCCAAATCGAGGACACCTGCGGGCGCATCGTGACCAACGGATCGAGCTGAGACACCAGGAGCATGATGTAGGCGTAGATCACCTGCACCTGTTCGCGTGTCTTGGGCAGGAAAATCTTCTCGTCGTCGATCTCGGGGCTCTGCCATTCCCCGTTGTACTGTTTCTCCCACTTGTCCATCTTGGCCGCGATCTTCTCCGTCTGCTCGCGGGCTGTTCCGTGGCGGGACGTGACGATGGACACCACCGCGCTTTTTTCTTCTTCCGACATGCCTGGAACGAGATTGGCCCGGTCGTCTCCGGCAAAGACAGAGCGCGGCGCTCGTACCACGTTTTCCGTGGTGACAAGCATGCGCTCTGCCTTCATGCGCCTCGGCTTATGCCGATGGGCCATAGAGCCTCACGGGTTACGCCGTCTCACGCGGATGTCCGAGTTCCAGCGTGACCACGGAAATGCCGAAGCTGGCCGCTGCGGTCATGATCGTGAACAGCGGTTGCAGCAGCAGCGAGCAGCCCGGCCCGATGGAAATGGGCGGGACGGAGTGCAAGAACACACCCGGCTCCGATGCCTCCGTGGAGACATTCTTACGGCTGGACCCAACCGCAGCCACTTCGCCGAACGTGAACACATGCGTATCGCCGATGGCGAAAATGGTGGCCCCTGCTTGCAGCAAGGATTCATGCGCGATCTTCTGCGCGGAATTCGTGATGCAGGCCACGTCCCCGAAGTGAATCTGTCCTTTGGGCGTGGTGTTCGTGTAGCCGGTCAGCGTGTCGTAGTACGTCGAGGCGGCCACCAGCGTTGCCCCGCCGCTTGACCAGCGCGTGGCGTTGTCCAGTACCCAGCGCACGGCCGCGAAAGTGCCAGCCGTGCCGCGCACGGTTGACCACATTTCGATCTGCACGGGGTAGACGAAAACATTGTCTCCGTCGGACCGGCTCGCCGTGTTGTCGATGGTCAGCAACGCCTCCGCATCCGCGTAGATCGTGGGGTTCGCATTGCAGGCCACCCCAATCGTCGGGCCTTGCACGGCCGCTTCGAGGGTGGGCGTGTAGCAGAACACTTGCCGGCGGAGCTTGTTCGCATCGCCGAAAGCGTTGAGATAGTGAAGATAGCTCATGGTTCATTCTCCTGGCCGGCCGGGGCTCAAGCCCGGAAGGCTCGATGAACTGCACTCGCACGGGACATTGCGGAGGCTTCCCGTGCGCGCATTCTTTGGAACCCACTTGCGCCCCTTGCCGCCGCACAAGGGGCACTTGGTCGCATCGAATTCGGCTGGCGCGATGTCCGCCAAGTTGCTGAGATTCGCCCGCGGCGTCTGCGAGCGGTACGGCCAGTGCCGTTTCTCGATATGCGGCTGCGCGGCATAGAAACCGCTCTGTACCTGCGGGCTGTCAACGTGAACCTCTTTCACGCTGCCTCTTTCGTGACCGGCCTCCACCACTTGCTGCTGTAGGGAGCGTCCAGAATCACGTTCACATTGGCTGGGCCGCCCTTTTCCTCGTACCGGATCGGGAACGAGTCCTTGTTGTAGCCGTAGAATCCGGGCATGTAGTACAACTCGTCGTAGCGCGCTTTCATCATTTCAGATGCTGGCGACACCACGATCTGAGCCCCCACATGCTCCCGACCTTCCGGCATGAGCGCGAACATCCGTTCCAGGGCGCGGGCCTCTTTGGTCGAGGCTTTTTTCTTCGCGGCTCGCCAATGCTTGCGCGCGAGCCAGAGCCCGTGCGACACACCCGCCCAAAATTCGGTAGAAGCGCGTTCCTGCGGACGCGCATTCATGTAGTCGGCGCCGTAGAATTCGATCCGCTCCACCCCCGTCATGACCGCGAACGCGATCATGTAGTTGATGGATTCGGCGAAGTACGCCAACTCGAAGAAGCGCATCACGTCGGCCAGCGGGAATTCCACCAGGGCGGGGAAATCCGGGTACGCTTTGCTGGTCAGGATCGGGATGGTCGCATGTTCGACCAGCGCGACGTACCAGGGCGGGTCAGGATGCTCGTGGATCGACGGCCCACGCACGTCGTCCATCATGAAGCCGAGTGAAGAATTCGGATGGTAGTGCCACCCACCGTTGATCGACCAGAGCGGGTGCGGGTATTGTGAGAAATCCGCCTTACCCATCACCCCGCCTTGATCGTTCCGGTAGATGACCGTTGGCCCATTGCCCAGAATGGCGATGTTCGCACCCCGGTATTGAGCCGCGATTTCTTCCAGAGTGTATCGGCTCATGAATCACACCACGTCCGTAATGCGCGTGATGTTGACATTCACGACCGTTGCCGTGGCCGCAATGTGGGCGAAGATGCCGTTGGTGCTGACCGGGATGTCGTCGAAGCCAGCGTATGCAACGCCGTCAGCCGCAGCGGAAACCCCCGCCACGAACGTTTTCCACACGCCAACCAGAGCATTTGTCGCCGTCGCATCGGTGGCCGCGCCGAGTTCCACCGCCACCGAGGTTGCGCCGCCGTCCACGAATCCACCCAGCCGCACACCGTCATGCTTGGGCACAGCAGCGGCGGACAGCTCGCCGGGCTGCGTATCCACGCCTGCAAGGGCGTAGTTGGAAACGTGGTAGACGTACCCCTTCTTCACGAAGTAGCTGAGAGTCGGGGCGGTGGCGCTCATGTACTGCCAGCCCACATACGTCCAGGCGCGGGTGCGGCTCGGGCCGGGGTGGCCGAGCACCTTGAGGCCCATTGGCCCTTCCACGGCGGACGGCTTGGAGATGGACGGCAGAAGTTGAATCGTGCCGTCAGAAGCGGAGCCGACGTAGTAGTAGCGCACGCCAATCGCGCCAGGCGTGTTCGCAGCGGACGTGGCGCCGGTCGTGGCGATGGCGGAGTTTGTCGAGCCGGTAGACCAACTGTACGACAGGTTCTCTTTCAGCTCGATGTAGTCGTTCCCGTCCCAAATGTAGACGGGGGCCGTGACGGACGCGGCCAGTGTGAAGGTGCGGTTGGACGTGCCGCTGGTGGTGATCGGATGCGGACCTGTGCGAACAGCGGCGAGAAACGCCATCGGAACGAGCGTGGCGTCGAAAACTCCTGATTTCCCTGCGATGGGGCGCGGACGCCCGAACGCGCGTTGCTGACTCATGGGGACCTCCCTGGCATTGCGGGGCCTGGGTTTTACCCAGGTCTTGGAGCGGGCGGGCAGGATGCTGCGCCCTGTCGCTCAGCCTAGAGAGTCTACCGGCGGGTTAACAATAACCGCGCTGGGTGTTGGTTTGTCAGGAAACGCACATTTTAATCGAGTCTGATCCGCCCAAGCATGAACGCTTCGGCCATCGGGCAGCCAATAGCGGCCCCCCTGACCACGGCAAGGGCCTTGATCGCCTCGATGCTGCGGGGGTGCCCCTGGCCTCGCATTTCAACGCCGTAGGCTTCTGTGAGGGCCTTTTCCTTGGCATCCCAGGCGGATTGCGCGAGAGGCTGAAAGACGGTGGGGATGAACGGCTGGAAGGATCCTTGAGCCCATTCCGTAGAGCTGGGCGTCTCGAAGAATAGGAGGGATTGTACGGGGGCGCCGGGTTTGGGCCGGCAGGCTGCCACCACGGCTTGATGCACCCAGCGATGATCCATATTCAGGTCGCCGCCGTGGTGAGTGTAAACGATGGACGGCTTGTGAAAATCCAGCGCGCGCTCCACTTCATGCGCGTAATCCAGGATCGTGAGCGTTTCAAACCGAGTGTCTGGAAAATCCAGTACGCGGAGATTTTGCGCCCCAAGCAGTCCAGCCGCTCGATGCGCGTTTACGAACCCAGGGGCACAAGCTGCTGTCGCGGCGACAGCCATGTGTATGCGCCCCCGCCATTGCCGGTCCGGCTCGTATCCTCGGACTCCCGTTCCCCCATCGCAGAAAATCAGGACATGGACTTGATCGCCGGCGGCGACGTGGCTGGCGATGGTTCCTCCGCATCCGAGGGCTTCATCGTCAGGGTGGGCAACAACGACAAGGACTGATTTTCCCATGGGTTCCTATCCTCCATCATCCAGTAGTCCAAAATCGACAGGCCGGGAATGAAATCGCCCCACAGTTGGGGGTACATGGGCGGCGTGTAGTCGTGGAACGACACCGCGATCCCCTCTCCATCCATCGCGCCCAGGTAGCCCCGCCCTAGCGGCCCTGACAGGTATTCCGTGGCTCCAAAGTGCTGGCAGATCGCCAGCACCAGGCTCGTCTTGTGCAGATAGTCCAGCCGGCGCGGCATCCGCACCATTCGCGTCTTGATCCCGTACTGCGGGAGCCACAGGGCGTCCAACTGGAAGATGCAGAGATCGGCAATCGTTCCCCGGTCGTACTGGTAGAGCTGTTCCAGGAGCTTGAAGTTCTCGAAGAAGCGGGGCGCCTTGCTGTACGCATGGAAAATCTGCTTCATGTGCGATTCCGCCCAGCGGCGCGTGTCGTCAATGCGCGTCTCAGCGATGGTGGAGTGCATGTGCCCTTTCAGCTTCACCGGGACGGTGATCCACCGCCATCCGTGCGGGTCCTTGATCTTATTCCGATTGATGAAGGACCCGCGCTCAAATTGCACATCGTCCATCACCACAAACAGATCAGATTGGGCGATCCTGTCCAGATAGCCCGGCCAGGGCAGATAGGCGGGCTGCATGATGCAGAGCTTCATTTCCGCGGCCTTCCTTCAGTTGGTGTCCAACGCCACCTTTTCAAAGCGGCCATTTTAAGCTGTGTCGCAGTCAAAGGCACAGGCTCGGTTGGAACGGCTGTGTGCGCGAAGCCCCCTGCCACCAGCGCAGAAATCGTAATATCTCCCGCAATGGCCTTCTGACCGCCTGATTCCATGGTTGCCTCAATGCTGGGAGTTACTGTCACGGCGCCCACGATTGAGGCATTCAGGTTATAGATCATAATGGCCAGCACTGACGCCGATACCGTGGCGGACCCGACAATGGACGCTTTCAGGTTGTACGTCATCGCAGACGCTACGGCCGGAGTTACAGTGACAGCCCCGGCGATAGACGGGTTGAAGGTGTAGTCCATTTCCGCCGCAACGGATATCGTCACCGTCACTGCTCCGGCTATCTCATTGCCGGCGACTGCATACTGCATCGCGGACGCTATTGACGGCGTGATCGTCACCGCTCCGGCAATGCTGGCGTTGCGGGTGAAGTCCATCGCAGACGCCACGGAAGGCGTAACGGTCACTGCTCCCGCAATACTCGCGTTGCGTGTAAAATCCATTGCGGAAGCCACAGCCGGCGTTATTGTTACAGCGCCGGTTATGGAAAACGCGGCTGCGCCCGGTTTCAGTGCGAACAAGATGCTTACCCACGGGTCGGCGGCGGCCATCGTATCCACCAACCCGCTCACGGCAGCCTTGGTGGCCTGGAGTAAATAATGGATCGCGCAGGACGTGTCGGGCGCGCCTGTGCTGGAAACATACGCCCGTTGCGTGCCGGTCAGCGTGTCCTCAAAGGCATTGGTAAAACTAGCAGGGAGAGTGCTGCGGGCGTTGTCGTCACTTGCCCCGTCCGCGCAGATCAACATGCAGCCATCCACCGACGGCGCGGCTAGGCTGTTGAACTCGATGCTGGCGTCGGTGCCCGTGGCGGCTGTGCTCTGCACATCAACCGGCGATCCACTGGCAACGCAGCCCCGGAACGAGGCGATGCCAGCGTTGAAGCCCTGCGTGCCCGTGCCGCCGCGGCTCACCGTGAGCGTGGGTGTGCTGCCGGCGTAGCGGAACCAGAACACGGCGAGGCGGCCCGTCGTACTTGCCGACTGCACGATCTGCGTCCAGGCCGCATCCATCGAGATCACGCGCGACGTGGACGACGAATGGACAACGCAAAGCCAGATGTCGCCATTCTGCGGACTGGCGGGCGAGCCGGGAGAGACGCTAGCTCCCGAGCCGCTGCCTTCCGTGCCTGCGTTGACAAAGGCGATAGCCACAGTCCACCAATAGCTATGCGATTGTTATGTTCGGTGTGATCTTGTACGTGTCGTTCACGTTGATTGTGTAAGGGCCAACCGCATCAACCTCTATAGCAATCAACCGTTTTGTGCCGCCGGCAGATACGCTTGCGATGAAATAGCCCTGGATCGAGCCCGTCCATCCGCCCGCCCCTCCCGTGAAGGTCTGCTGGGCGTAGCTGGCAACGCCGCCTGTAACAGACCAGCTTGCATCGGTCAGTGCAATGCGCGCGTATCCAGTGCCAGTCGGTTCCGTGATCGTGGCGTTGGTGATCGTCTCGCCCGGAGCGACGTTCGTAAACAGGCCCAGTTCCAGGGTTGCGTCCCTGTCGGCGTGCGTGCGCTGGAAGATCACCTGCCCGATCAGGGTTTCGCCTTCGTCTGGTGTAAAGCCGGCCATGTCACACCTCCATGTGCTTGATTTGCTGCCCCTGATATTCGGGAGTTAGGTACACCCGCAGGTTCTTCTTCTCCATCAGTCGCTTGAAGGATTGCGGATCGTCGTGCGGGCCTGCTTCTCCGCGGTAGTTGTAGACTTCACTTCTCGGCCGTGTTTCCAGATAGATGTGAATCATGGGGTCTCCAAAGAACTTGTTGATGAAATGCCTGATCCGTTTCATGCCGCCTCCTGCGCAGTTATCAAGTTGTGCTTGACGACTTGGGCCTTGACCAGGGATTCAACTTCTTCACCTGGAAAATCCTCTGGCCGACGCTCCCTCCACAGCTTGCGCGCGAGCAGTACATATGGCTCGATCAAGGCCCAATCGGCGCCATGAAAGTTCTTCCGCGTGTTGTCCAGCCGGAAGCACATGCCCGCGCACCAGTACGTGTTGTCCACCATCAGCTTCAATTCACCCCAACCCTTCATGGTGCTTGGCGGGGTAAAGCGCGGATAGCCGGCCACACCCTTGATCGCATCCTCGTAGGCGGGGCCACCCGGATACGGAGCGTAGCGGTAGACGGACACGCGGGCCTTCGGCGCCGTCTCCATGAGCCAGTCGATCAAGCCCATAGTGTCCAGCCATTGCGTGTGCGTTTCGCGCGGCATTCCACGGATGAAGGAGTTCATGACTGACACGGGCGTATCGGCGAACAACTCATTGGCCCGCCTGATCGCATCGACACCGTGCCCTTTCTGGATCACCTTGCGCAAGAACTGGTCGCTCCCGCTCTCCGCGCCGAATTCCAGCGACACACAGCCGGAGTCCACCAGCGCATCCCGGTACTCGGGAGTGATGTAGTTGGAGCGCACGTTCCCATCCCACTTGATCCCGAGCCGGCGGAACACGCGGCCCAGCTCGTTCATGCGCGTCAGGCGGTCGTGAACGCTCCACTCCCCTTCCACCTTTTCCCGCTCGAAACCAATGTTCGGGTCGGTCACGCTGATTTCGCCCAGGCCGCCACGCAGTTCCGCAATCATCGACAGTTCCCGGCCTATGCGCTCGATGGGCGCCGCAAACCAGGGGGAGCGCAGGGCGCAGAAGGAGCAGGCGTAGGGGCACCCGCGCGAGGTCTGGTACTGCACCACGCCGCGCTTCCATTGCCGCTGGGCGGCAGGGCTCCACGGAAAGAAATCCTCCCCGTACCAGCGTTCCGGCCACACGCGGTCCACGTTCGGCTCGCGCTTCACGTCCTCGGTACAGAGGCGCGCGTGATGGCCCCCAACGTGCGTGATGATGCTTGGCTTGAGCCGCTTCGCCCGTTCAAGCAGGTCAGAAGCATAGCCGGATTGCTTGCCCGTGAAGCACGACACACCCAGGTTCACAGCGTCCTTGAGCAGATCGTCGAACATTTCCAGCGGATCATACCGCTGATCCCAATACTCCACGGTCTGCCCCTGCGCCTCGAACATCGCGCCCGGCTGCATGATGGACAACGGCGTCAGGCCGAAGGGGCTGTCGTCGGTTGGGGTTGGATAACTAAGTATCCAGTCAAGCCCGTGGCGCATAGTGCCCCCGTTTCGTCTTACAGCGGTTTCCCCAAATCAGTGAGTATGGCGGATATTTGCCCGGCTTGACGATCGTTCCCGCCGCGATGACGCAGTGATGCCCGATTTCGGTTCCACCGGGGATGAAGGTGTGAGAACCAACAAACACTGAATCCTCGATCCGAATTGGTCTGTAAGTACGACTGGCCGAAAGCCCAAGTACTTGGTTGTGGCTGTCCGCACAATTGATCGCCACAAACGAGGCGATGTCACAATTTTTTCCAATCGCCACGACACCACCCTTGTCATGGACCTCCGAGAAAATCCCGATCTTCGTCCCTTCGCCGATTTTCGGGTCGCCATTGATGAGCACCCATTGATGGAAACGCGGTTCACTTCGTATCCTGGTGAGATTTCCTTTCAATGCACTCCACGAGGGCGGAACGCGAACCAGTTTGCCGGGTTTGTCAAACTCTTTTGTGAACCAATCAGTTTCTTCTCTGGTGAGTTTCCCGCGAATAGTGATCCGATCTCGCCCACGTTCACAAACCAGCCCTTCGCAGTCAAGATTTGTCATTTTACCACCTCCCGTCCCCCAGCATGATCTCCGCCTCTCGGAGCGCGGCGAAATAGGCCGTCAGGTCGCTTTCACTGGCCGCCACCAGCATATCGGGGCCGGAGCAGCCCGGAATCTTGAAGTGCTTCTCGAAGATGCGCACGCCCAGCCCGTAGGCCAGCAATGCCGCCGTGTTGCCCAGCGTGTGATCGGAGAAACCTTCCACCCGCTGAATAACCCAATTCTTGATCCGGGAAAGGTTTGCGCGCTCGGGTGGGCATGGGTATTCCGACGTGCAGATCATAAGCGTTGTCGTGCAATGATGGAGCTTCATGAGCGCAAGTAGCGCCTCTTCTTCCGACACGGCCCCGCAGCTCAGGTAAACGCGGCCACCCCAGGCATTGACAGCCGCAAGCAGCGCCTCGTTCTTCGCGTTGTCGCTGCTGATCTTGACTTCATCGATTCCGATCTCCACTAAGTCCTGGAAATCGGCCACCGTCTGCGGCGTACAGAGAAAGCGCAGGCCATGGCATTCGACAAGGGCTTTCAGGTTTTCCAACTGATGGCGTTGGAACCGGCACCGCTCGTACCAGGGGCGAAGCGCAGTGTTATCCACCGCCGCCGGGTCCACATGCTGGAATTTCACATGCGTTGCCCCTGTGCGGGTTGCGGCTTCGATCATCGCCACAACCAAATGGAAATCTCCACCATGGCCCGTGCCCGCCTCAGCGATTAGCGTCAGCCCGCTTGCCTGTGCATCCCGTTGATATTGATCCATGTCGGGTTCTTCTCGTAGGCTTTCTTGATCTCACAGACGCCGAACATCGGGTACTGGCCGGTAATGTGCGGGTTCTGCTTGAGAATCGCGTCCGGCATCCCCGCATTGTGAACCTCCGCCGTGCAGGCTTTGTGGACCGCGCGAAGCAGTTCCAGGTCCTCGGGATAGTCCAGGGTCAGCCGTAGGTCCATGCCTTCCGCCATCGGGTTCACGCCCAGGTCCTTGTGCGGGAATATCCGCGGATTGCGCCGGACGTAAGGCGTGACGTGCTCCTGGTCGAATCCGCGCTGATCGCCAACGCTTCCATCGAGAAACGCCTTTTCCAGCGCATTGAAGCTCATGACCTCCACGTCCATGCCCCGCGGATGGACGCGCTGAATGGTATTGGTGACATACTCGATTTGATTCCGGTTGACCATGAACTCGTGGAGGCAGCGGTCGATGATCCCAGGGTCAAGCAAGGGGCAATCGCTGGTGATCCGCACGATCTGGTTCATGTGATAGTGAATCGCCGTCTTAAAGAAACGGCCCAGCACGTCGTCGGTATCTGTGTCCGGCGGCGCATAAACCTCGGCGCGGTACTTGGCCGCGATTTTCCGCACACGTTCCCCGGCCGTTTTCTGGCTATGCCCGTGATCGATAAAGTCCTCCTTGGGCATGGCGATCACCACCAGTTCCGGCAGCTTAGCAGCCGCACAACGCTGAATGACGTGCTCGATCACAGGTTTCCCGCCAAGGTCCGCCATGATCTTGTTCGGCAGGCGGGTACTGCCAACGCGCGCCTGGATGATGAGCCCGATCATTTCCGCCCCGTCGGCTTGGGTTTGTTCTTGGGCTTCGGCTTGCCAGCCTTCTCCGCGATGGATTGCGCCGCCGCCAGCGGCACGGATTCCGCTGTGATGCGCTGGCCTGCGGCCGTCTCCACGTTGAACCCCGCCCCGTTATCGGCCACCACCCTGTGCGCGGGCTGGCGCACGGCATCGGTGCGCAATTCCTGCGATTTCACACGCACCGCAGGCGTGGGCGTTGATTGCGCCACTGCGGGCGGCGGGGCCTTCTGCGCACGGCGCGCCTCCAACATGCACTCGCGGTGCTGCGGCTGACCATCATAAAGCACGAGCTGATCTTTCAGGATCGGCTTCATGCAGAGTTTGCAGCGCAGGGCTGTCATGCGTGACATGGCGACCTCCTATCGGAATCCGGCGGCTGAGGGAAGGACTTGGAAATCCCACTCGTCAGGCCGCTCCTGCGCCTGCTTGGGCTTTCCGTAGAGCCAGTCTATCAGATACAGCACAGCCTTGCAGTAGTGTGACCATTGGTCGTGACGCGGCGAGTCATTGCGCTTAGGCTTGCGCGTCTCCCGGTCCACGTCGAATGACCATGACTGTATCGCGCGGATCGCACCAGGGCAGCCGTGTCTGGAAAACGCGACGGCGTAGCGGTCATGATTCAGGACGTTGCGGAGATTCTGGATCGTTTCCTTCTCCGGCGAGCGCATTCCCTTGACTTTGCGGGGCTTGCCCGGGTCGATGATGCGGCGGAAGTAGGTCGAATACAGCGCCGCGGTGGTAGGGTCCTCTAAGTTTTTCATCCACGTCCGACCCGAAGAATCACGCTGGGTCGCGGTGCGGAAATCGTAGATGTCGTCCCGGTAGTGGTAGTCGCGCTCGTTGAGCAGGTAACGCAGGTCGAATGCCGTCATGTTCCGAGCCTGGTGTTCCTCGAAGAACACAATGCACTCCTTCGCGCCCAGCATCGCGGAAAACTCGGGCGGCAGGGGCTTGACCTGTGCCCACAGCGTTGAGCACGGGTCGGAAATGCCCAAATCGGACGTGGTGTAGACATCGTAGGCCGGGTCATACTGGACAAGCGCCCCCTCTTGCACATGCGCCCACGGTATGTCTTTGGACTGATTGGAAATGAATTCGGGGAACACGCGGCCCACCACGGCCGTCTCGTAAGCGATCTCATGCTCGCGCGACCAGATTTCATCGTTCATGTCCGGCTCGTTGCGCCGGCGTTTGGCCCAATCGGGGTTCTTGAGCGGGTGCAGGCTCCAATGGAGCGTTTTCTTGAGCGTGGCGGGGTCGGAGGCCATGTCGTAGAACGATCCGAACGGCCCTGCGGGCGTGCTCATGTAGATTTTCGCGTCCGACAGCTCGGACAAGGCCCCCAAGACGTGCTCGGAATCCTCTACAAACGCAAATTCGTCAGGAAAGCACACCGTCGCCCGCCCGGAGCGTCCGGCCGTTCCGCGCGACAGAATCCCGTCAATCATGGAATGTGAGCCGGGGAATTTGATGGACATCACCGTGTCGATATTCGGCATGTTTTCCTGCCAGCCGCAGCGCATCCAATCCGGCAGGTTGTTGAGCAGGAACCGCACCTTTCCAAGCAGCGATTTCATGCTCCGGTCGTCCACGTCATTTTCGCGCATGGACATGAAAAGCGCCTCTACGTCGTCGAAAAACAGCGCCATCCACGCCGCCACCACGACAGCCATCCAGGAGGCGCCCATGTCGCGCGACTTTTCAAGCACACCAGAGCGGCCGTAGCGCACCAGCCACAGCATCCAGGTAATCACGTCGTCCTGGTAGATGTATGTGCAGAACGGCGTGCGCTTGCGCGGGTGCCGGCGCGGGTCATAGGACCAGCAAAAGACGTTGGCGAAGTACAGGATGGACGATTTGCAGTAAACCTTGACAATTTCACGCGCATTCAGGTCGGTTTGGCACTTGTTTTGCACTTTGATGCGATAGAGGAAGTTGTCGGTCCAGTCAGGGACGTACCGCAGGATTGGATCGCGCAGCAATTCTCCCTCTTTTGCCGGCCGTGAGTCTACGATCACGCGCTCCCGCCCCGTACCGACGCGGATCACGTCGGTAATTTCGTGCGTGACCTCCCCGCCTTTTGCTCGCAGGAGCGCATAGGTCGGGTATCTCGGGATGAACTCCGGCGCCAGCGCGTCATCCCACAAGGTCAGCAGGTTTTGGGCGGCCATGCTCAAAAATCCTTGGCTTCCAGAGGGATTTCCAGCGTTTCCGCGATCTCGTGCAGCTTGTCAGGCGCCAGCCCCTTCAATTTGGCGATGTTGATGGTGCCGTGGTTGTTGATGATGTTCTGATTGATCTGCAAGGACGGGCTTTTCTTGATGAGCGGGTCATTGCCGACTTCCAGCACCGTTTTCGCAGCGTTCACGCGCGCCCCGGCGGTGCGGTCGTCGGGGCTGGTATTGGTCATCACGTCAAAGAGCGTGTCGGCCGCCAGGTGCATCCGGCGCGCGAGATTGATGTGGGTACGGCGCTGCTCGGAGACGATATAGCGGTCGCAAAGCCATTGCCACCACGGCTCTTTCTCAAAGCGGTAGAAATTCTGCCGTGTGCATTGCAGGGCCAAAGCTGCTGCTGACTTGTTCCCGTTGGAATCGACGTAGGCTTTGAAGCACCGCGCTTCAAACAACGTGATCTGGTGCCCGTTGATGATGGGCAGGACGACCCCATCGTCCATTTCATCGGGCAGGCTATCCGGCGCTTCTTGCAGCACCAGCTCCCTGCCCTTGGGTTTAAACTTGCTCATGCAGGACCTCGGCGAGGACAGCGCACACGTAGCCTACATCCTGCAAAGTCATGCCGCAATGCAGGGGCAAGGTCAATTCGCGCCGGTAAAATTCCTCCGCTCCGGGCAGTCCGCGTTTGAGCGGCACGTAATGCACATTGGTTTCAATACCGCGCCGCAGCAGATCGTACATCACGCGCTCCCGGGTCGTGCCCAGGGCCTCGAAGTCGATCAAGACCGGGAAGATGTGGCAGGCGTTGCGACGGAGCATATCTTCATCGCAGTATCCGCCCTCCGACTGGAGTATCGGGCGCACGGAATCTGGAATGCGGAACAGATAGTGCCGAACCAAGTTGCGCCGCTCTTGTAGGATGCTCTCGATGCGGCGTAACTGGCTCCGCCCCAGCGCCGCCCCCATTTCTCCCATGTGGAAGTTGAGCCCGAAGCCCGAGTTGTCGTACCAACCCGGCGGATCCTTCCGGGAGCGCACGATCCCATTGTCCCGAAGTCGGCGCATTTCCCGCGCCAGCCCTTCATCCGGGGTCGTGACCATACCGCCCTCTCCGGTCGTGATCGTCTTGGCCGGGTGAAATGAGAAGCAAGTTAGCGTGGCTTTCCCGCCCACCTTGATTCCATCGCACAACACGGAACCCAGCGCATGCGCCGCATCGACGATCAAGTTCCCACCCCCGGCAGTTTGCCCGGCGTACATGACGGCGAGGGCTGGGTCTTGCGTGAACTTGCCCAACCCCGTGTCAGGGTCGCAGTCCACGATCTCAAAGGAATCCAGCGCGTTCCGGGTCGCGGCAAACGTGATCGCCGGAACCTGCCATGGCCCAGATATAACCGAACATGCCTGAGCCGCCAGCCATAGCGCCGCCGTGCCAGACGAACAGGCCACCGCGTACCTCGCTCCGGCATAGGCGGCAAATTCTTCCTCAAAGGCCCGGGTCTGGCGCCCCCGCGTCAAGTCCTCCCCCGACTTGAGCATCGCCGTCACCGCCTCGATGTCCTGCGGCTCGATCTGGTGCCGGGACAGGAGGATCGGCCGAGTGGACGAGGGCTCGCAGGCTGGCGGCGCCGAGCAACCAGTTGTTCGTATCGGATTGATAGCCGCCATTCCTTCCCTCCACTCTTGTCCCACCGTCATGTTGTCGCTCATACCAGTCCGCCTCCGGCTCGATGATGTACCCGCCCTCGATAGCAACCGTCGTGCGCGCCTCCACATCCGAAATCAGGCTCTCGTGCATCTTCTCCCCAGGCCGAATCCCCGTCTCAACCCAAGGGACTCCAGGCGACACCGCCTCCGCCAAATCCACCACAAGCCCCGACGGGCACAGCGGCACGAAAATCTCCCCTCCCCGCATCCGCCCCAAGCACTCGCACACGAATTCGACACCCCTCTCAATCCTGAGCCAGAACCGCGTCATCCGCCGGTCTGTGATGGTCAGCGGCCCCCCACTCCTGGCCTGCTCAAAGAACAGCTCCACCACCGACCCCCGCGACCCGATCACATTTCCATACCTGACCGCCGCGAACCGCGCCCCCCCATCCCCCGACAAGGCATTGGCCGCCACAAACAACTTCTCCGCGCACAGCTTGCTCGCCCCATACAAGTTGATCGGCGCGCATGCCTTATCCGACGATAGCGCCATGACCCGTTCCACCCCCTGCTCTATCGCCGCCGTAACCACATTCTCCGCCCCCATCACATTCGTCTTGATAACCTCAATCGGATTGACCTCCCCCGTGGGAACGTGCTTCAAAGCCGCCGCGTGAACCACAATGTCCACCGGCCTGAATGCCATCCGCAGCCGCTCCAAATCCCTCACGTCCCCAATGAACCACCGCATACACCGGATCGCTTCCTCTCCTAACTCAGCCCGCAGCTCTCCCCGCAACTCCCACTGCTTGAACTCGTCCCGAGAAAAACAAATCAGCCGCCTCGGCTTGTACTCCCTCAGCACATGCCGGAAGAACGCCCTCCCGAATGTCCCCGTCCCTCCCGTCACGAGAACCGATTTGCCGTCCAGATCACCGCTCATTTGGAAACCTTATCCTCGAAGATTACCCCATCCCCCAGCTTCGCCAAATAGTACGCCGCGACCTGCCTTGACATCGTGGGGACCTTGTACACCGCCCTCTCCCAATGCTCGATCCACATCACACAATCCTTGCGGTGAAGGTCTCGCACTTGCTCGATCCGCAGCAACCGCCCGTCCCGCTCCTGCCGCACGCCAATGCGCAACATCTGTGCTGCATAAGACATCGACCCCGCCGGCAATGGCTCTGGTCGATTCCCATGAAGCATCCCTGTCGGTACACGGTAGATTCGCACCTGTCCTCGTTCTCTAAAGCAGCCCGTTTTCATCGAGAAAGTTCAACCACGCCAGCAAACCGCAGACCGCCGCGTAGGCTCCCATCGAAAACACAGCCACAGCCGGTGAATCCAACCACAGCCTGTACACAGCCAAAGCAAAGAACACAACCGATGCTGGCAGTGCAAACCACCACGCTATAGGATGGCGCTTAATCGACTTCCACAAAACGGCTAGCCGAATCATCAGCGAAACTCCCCATGCGCGTTATATACCAAAATTCGCCGCTCGTGTAATTAGTATGTTACGGGTGAGTTCCGATTATAAGAATCGGCGTTTGCGCCGAGGGGGTAGGGGGGCCTTCCCTGCCAGCCTCTGAGGGGGCGGCCTGCGGATTGCTGCGGTAATGGCAATTACCGCACGTGATCCACACATCGAGCACACACCATGCAGCGTGGTGCATCGCGCCTCAGTGCGCACAGACAGAATGGCGATGGGCGCCGAGCAGGAGCAGGTAGCGCCCTGGTGGCGATTGGCCTCGCGGCTCGCGACGGAATGAATACCCATGACCTAGGCCCCTGTCTTTGCGTTTGAGTGTGTCATTCTCGCCACACTGACATTTTGGTCATGACATATTTGTCATGCCGTCTCATTTTGGAGACTTGTCTGTCACGATTACCCACAGGGCTACGGCCTCGGTTATGAGCAGGAGGCCGAGGGCGATGAGGAGTCCTGAGTGCCATGCAGGAACCGCTGGAATGAGTTCCTGAGCGAGCACCAAGAAGGCGCCGCCGATCGCAACGGCCACGCCGGTCAGGCAGAGGGTGAAGGCTTCGCGCATGGTCTACCTCATAGCGCAGTTGGGGGGTGAGGGCAAGGCTAGCGTTTGGCTTCCGGGAACAGGGCGATTACGTCCGCGGTGGGTATGTTTTGAGAGCAGGCGCTGCAAACGGCCTCAGCCTTGCGTTTGGTTGAGCGCATGATGGCGCCACAGCGGGAGCAGGGCATAGTCCAGGGTCGCGGAGAGGGCTTGCGAGTGGTAGCCTTCACTTGGGCTACTTCTGCCGGCAATGGTTGCCGGGGTGGTGCGGCAATGGTTGCCGGGGTATTGAGGAGCGAGACATACGCATCGAGTGTCAGCTTGACCAGAGTAGAGCGCCCTCGGCGATGGCGTAGGATCAACAATCCCTCGGCTTTGAGTAGCCGGTAGCAGGTGCGAATGGTGCGCTCGCTGTAACCTGTTTCTTGGGCGAGCAAGCGCAGGCCGGGGTAGCAAATGCCATCACGGCTGGCGTGTGACGCCAGGACAAACAAGAGGCACTTGGCAGAGCCAGACAGCGTGAGGCGTCGGATCAGGCGGAATCGTTCAAGCGGGCTCATTGGCTCCCCATCCTGCCCCACACAGCAGATATCCTAGCTGTTGAGGCTGGCTGCAGGTGTATGGTGAGCGGCGGCTCCGGCTCGGTGGGGAAGCACCACTGTTTGCGCGGTGTCCAACTCCTTGTGTCATGGCTCTTGCTCGGACTGTAGGCTGGCGAATTCCTCCGCGACCTGGTCCTCGATGGACAGCGGCTGAATCGACTGACCTATAGGAGGGCCGAGACTGCCGGACCTCTGGAAATGATCCCGCGCCCAGCGGCCCAGCACAGGCGGATTGTCGAGCAGCGCGCCGAGGGTCACACCGTAGAGGCTCGCCAGGTCCTCTAGATGGGCCAGGGTAGGGCGATACTGGCCTGAGCGCAGTTCCCACCGCGCAACCGTCGTGGTGGTCACTAGGAGGCGTCTAGCCGCAGTGGCTTGTGTGAGGCCAGCGGCCTTGCGGGCGCCAGCCAGGCGAGATTGCAGAGTGTCCATGGGCCAGCATTACACAGACACGGCGTGTTGTCAAGCCGTGTTATTGTACATACGATTATGGAGATTGGGGGAGGGAGCTTGACATCATTACAGGCTATGATATGATGGACTCAACAATCGAGACAGGACGCACCGGCCGGGTGCCGGGAGATGAGGTGGAGGGAGACATGGCGATCAAATTCCCGCCTTATCGGCCCCGCGAGCACGCGATGTTTGGGATGACTCTCCTCCCGTGGGAGCACGCAGACGCCCTCGCGAGATATGCGGAGGAACTCGGACTGACCGCCGAGGTGCATGGGAGTGGAACGTCGCGATATGTGCTGATCGACGACGAGCTGCTGATCCGATGCTCGAATCACTCACCTGCGCAGGGCGGCGGCTACAACATGGTCACCGGCTATCGCCACGGCGATGCGAACCTGTCCGTGCACCCAGGCGGCGCGAAACCGTACACAGCAGTGAGGTTGATCCGAGAGATCGCAGCGCGGATTAGCGCCTGAGCCCACCCTGCCGCTGGGCGACCGGCGGCAGACCTGGACGCAGGACGCAGTGAACCTAAGCAGGGGGACACCATGGATATCACGGTCAAGCCGTACAGCCCGAAGGGGCTAGTAGTGCAGGGCGTCACAGCGGATCAGGCCGAATCCATCCGTGCGGCCCTCGGCGCCGCCGTGGTCACGCCGCAATGGGGGAAGTCGCCGCGAAAATGGCTCCGCGCGTGATCTTCCCCCTAGACCTGGAGCGCCGGCAATGAAGGCTGGCGGGTGCCCTGACTCTGTGGGCGCTGGAAGTTTCCGGGCGAAAATTTCTTCGTGCGCTCCCACCGCGCATTCACGGCCTTTCTGGCAATTCCTGACCGCTGTTCCTTCGTGAACGCGAATGCCGAAAATCGACCGCCAACCCGCGCCAAGTCGGCTTGGCGCTCTAACCGAGTGACACCATGATGACCAAAGAAGCTTGCGATCACCTGCTCGCGGCGCTGAAAGAAGCCTGCACGCTGCTGGAGGTAATCCTGGAATCGCATCCCGAATATCACAACACGGTGGACGTGTACGCTAATTGTCGGGATGCCATCGCCAAGGCCGAGGCCCCGGAATGAAAGCTGACGGGTGCCCTGACTCTGTGGGCGCTGGAAGTTTCTACTTGACAACTATGAAACAGCATGCGAGAGTCCGGCAGAGAGGGACCTACCCATTCAGCGCAGGAGCCATGACCAAATACGATCCAAAACTCGGCGTGAACCTGAGCCTGCGCTACTCGCTGATTGAGAAAATTGACGAGTTGGCGAAGCGAGAAGCCGATGGCAACCGCAGCGAAATGCACGAGCGCCTGGTGCTTGAGGCCCTGGAAGCTCGGCGCGCGGTGAAGCCCCACACCGCCCAAACCTAGAGGCACGATGTACGAAATCGAGAAGGGAATCGAACGGCCGAATTTCAATGGCGGACCCGCCAAATACCCGTGGCGAGACATGGAAGTCGGCGATTCGTTTTTCACGCCGGATGGCAAAGCCCGGAGCATCGTGACCAAGGCCGGGAAGGCCAACGGCTGCAAATTTTCCTCGCGCAAAGTCGAGGGTGGATACCGCATCTGGCGGATCGCGTAGCGTGATGGCACAATTCTTGCGGAGCGAGTCATGAGCAAGCCGAATGTGACGCACAAGGAGATTGGAACGAGCGCGGCGGCTGTTTGTCGCACCATCGGCTGGTGGCCCAAGGTCACGCGCTATTGGCGCGATGTGACGTGCAAGAATTGCCTCAAGCTGCGCCCGAAGAAGTAGGCGTTAACCAGAACAAGAGGGAATCATGAACACGACCGCAGCCATCATGAAGTTCTTCGCGCCGCCCGTTGTCAGCATGGCGGAACTGAAGGCGCTCAAGGCGTCCATGACCCAAATCCAGTGGGATGCGTTCGGCCAGGAGGTTTGCGCCGCGCTGAGCATGATCTGGGAACCGCCCGCGAAGAAATAGGCGCTGAGGGTGGCGGAAGATGCGGCGTTATCGTGACAATCCTAGGGCCACGACCATAGCCGGCCGACGTAGCTCCCAAGGGGGTGCCCAACCCGTGCGATTGGACGGAGCCTCGCACGGTACGAGACGGGCCATCTTCCGTCACCTTGAACGCCTAGAGAAGGGTGTGAAATGAGCGGAAAGTGTAGCAAGCGAATCTATGCCGGGAGTTACACCGGCCACCCCTGCCCTTATCCAGGCAAGATCAAGGTTGATGGTGAGTGGTACTGCGGCGTCCATGACCCGATCAAGCGGGAGGCAAAGTTGGCCGCAATTGATGCTGCGCATGAATCCGCCCGCACTGTGCGATTGAAGGCGGAGACGGCTCGCAAGCGAGAAGAAGCCGAGCAGGCCCGCAAGCTCGCCCTTTGGCCGGAGATCATCGAGGCGCTAGAGGCCATCGTTTCCGATATCGCCGGTGGGCCAGAGCGAACGCTGCCAAACGAAATAGCCTGTGATTCCGGGCTCGCGGATCAAGCCGTCTTTGCCCGCGCACTGCTTGCCAAGATGAGAGGCCCCCAATGACTCCAGACGACACAGCCCTGATGCGCCTGCTGCTGGACCGGGCCGCACGACAATCCGAAGTAGTGGATGTCTCGCTGCTGCTCGTGCAATCTCAGTTGCATATTCTGCGCCAAATCCACAGGCAGATCGCGGCGCACTTGCGGATTGCGGAAATGGAGCAGGAGGCGCCGGGCGCAGTGGATGTCTCAACGGTGAACTGACGTGAGCGGGGATGCCGCTAACCGCAAGGCGCGGTGCTGAGGCTTGGAGCGTTGCCACCTTCCATCCAGGCCCCGGATGCAAGATCCCCGCTCACGTCAGTTCACCAGTGTAGCAGGAGGCCGCAGGGACGGGGCCATTGCCAGGGACGGCACACTCGCTTGACAATCGCGCAGGGGGAGCAGTATGCTGGTCACTGAGGCTCCAAAGTCCCGATTACCGATTGTGCCCCCAGGCGCGTTCCGCAGTCCCCACCCGGCGGAGCCTCAGCGCGCCTGGGCGGCCTTTTGCTCGGATCAACGATGGGCAACGGGTTCATCCAGCTTCCAAACGACGTGTTTGATGAGATCCGGGACCCGGTGAAGCTGCAAGCCTACCTGTGGCTGATGCGCCACAGAGACTACGAGACGGGGGCACTACAGAATGGAATCAGGGCGCTGGCGCGGCAATTCGACAAAAGCCATAGCTGGGCCAGGTCGATTCTTGCGTATGCGCAAGCCCATGAGGTTGTCAGGAAAAGCACCGGAAACACAGCACGGCTTGAGCACGGAGAGAGCACGGAGAGAGCACAGTTTGAGCGCGGTCAAATCCAGTCTACAAGCACTTCTACGGGTGATGAGCGCACGGATCGAGCACAACTTGAGCACGCGGAGAGCACAGAACGAGCACACAATACAATAAGCAATAAGACAATAAACAAGAAAACTACAACTACCATGGCCGACGAATCTGGATTTCTTGAGTTTTGGTCACAGTACCCGCGCAAGGTCGCCAAGGCCAACGCGAGGGCGGCATGGAACAAACTGAAACCGGACGCCGAGTTGAGGGCCAGGATTCAAAGGGCGGTGACGTGGCAGCGTGGATCGCCAGACTGGACGAAAGACGATGGCCGGTTCATTCCCCACGCCGCGACGTGGCTGCACAATTCTCGATGGGAGGATGAACGGCCGCAGGCGCGCCGGGTGCTTGAAGGCCGATGCGACACCTGCGGCAAACCGATTGAGGCAACGGACAAGTATTGTGGCCGCTGCGCAGAGTCACGGGGGCTAAATCGAGATGGCTCGGCACTCACAGCCGGATAAACAAAATGCTGGCCTAGTGTATTACGCCAAGGCCGCCGCTCGCCTTGCGGATCAAGCCCGCCCGCCAGTGGAATTGCCCAAGGAGGCTTTCGATTGGAAGATGGCGGTGGCACGGCTCAAAGCAAAGTACGCAAAACCAATGCGAGAGGGGACGACATGACCACGCTCTACAAGTTGACGGACGCCCGTGACTGCACGCGCGAGACAACCCAATGGAGCGCGGGCGTGACCCACACCGCCCCTGGCGATGGCGATCTCTGCACCCAGGCATGGATACATGCCTACCGCTCCGCACTCCTGGCCGTGATGATGGACTCGGTCCACGCCCACTACCTGCCGCGCGGCCACTTGTGGACCGCCGATGGTGATGTCGGCCGTGATGACGGTTCCAAGGTTGGCTGCACGTCGTTGACCACCCGCAGCCGCGTCGATGTTCCTGTCGTGACAATCACACAGCGCGTGGCCTTTGGAATCCTCGCGGCACGGGCAGTCTACACAGAGGCCGCATGGTGCGCTTGGGCGGACAAGTGGTTGTCAGGCGAGGATCGCACTGTGAATGCCGCCGACGACGCCGACGCCCGCACCGCCCGCGCCGCCCGCACCGCCCTCGCCGCCGCCGCCCTCGCCGCCCGCACCGCCGCCGCCGACGCCGCCGACGCCGCCGACGCCGCCGCCGCCGACGCCGCCGACGCCGCCCGCTATGCCAATCGAACGCTTGATTTGGCGGCTATCGCACAACAGGCTGTGAGGGAGAATCCCGATGCCTGACTCTCATTTCAACATCGACACAACCTCACCCGAGGACCTGCGGCACGAGGCCGAGGAGCTGGACGACGTGGCTGAGGCGCTCCGGCGCTGTGCAGATCGTGGGCATTTTTCTAAGAGTCCCCACGGCAGGGGTGGGGGTCTGATTGCGGCCCTCTTGGACAGGGCGAACGAGCTGCGAGCAATCGCCGCGATCAAGGCTGCGAAACCGATCAACAAGGTGGCGACGTGACCATCGAGGAAGAAGTCGCAATCACCCTCGCGCGCCTCAGAGCCCTGGATGAGCCGAAGCCGGACCACTCCTTCACATGGGGTGAGTGGTGCCGCCTGCATCCGCTCTCCGAGTACCGGGACCGGGAGTGGCGCAGGTGGGAGGCAGAGCTAGATCAGCCATGGAACGTGGGGTCTCTCAAGGTGCGGAATCCCGTGCCTTCGATGAAGGCGCTGAAGGCTGGGCCGCTATGTCGTAAAGCGCGCTGGGAAGGCCCCTGGAGGGCCCGCCAAGGCGAGGAATGGCGCAAAGCCATAGGGGAGCCTACCCGAGAGGAAGAAGCGGTGCTACAGGGCCAGGCAGACCGCGCCAGCCGCGAGTTGATGCTGAATCGCTGTTTCGACATCAACTGGGTGCAAGCCAATCTCTAGGAGGCGCCATGAAAGGCAAGAAGATTGTGGAGTTCAACGCGTGGATGGTCCAAGAAGCCGTGGGGACGCCGCGCGCGGAGGAATTTGATCCGTGGGACTTGATCGGTTTTTATCCAAGCCGAGATGAAGCGCGGGATATTGCAACACAAGCGATCCAGCCGACCCGCGTCTCCCGCGTCACCGTTCAAATCTTCGAGTACAAGGGGGCACAATGACCGAACCAACCACCAATCTCCCCGCCGTCAAGGAGGACTAGCCATGCCGCTCAATCTCCGTTCAAATTCGGGCGCTTTTGTCCCTTTCATGAAGTACAACGCCAAGGCGGGGCGGTTCTACGCTCGATTCAAAGACATTCAAGGCGATGTGGAACTACCGATTCCACTCAGGCTGGCGTTTGATTTCCCACACATCCAGACAGGATGGATACGATTCAATCCGCAGGGGGGCCTGCCTGAAGTGACCTGGGACCTGACGTTGGAACAGGAGGCAGATGCTCCGTCGGAAAAACACAAACGCGGATTCCGCGTATTGGTGTATGGCACCCAACAGGTTCCAGGTGCGCGGAATGAGCGAATCGGGGTCCGTGAAATCATGGCGAACTCGGCCGTGTTCATCGAGACGATCAACGCCATGTACGGAGAATACGAGGCCCTTGCATCGACCAGGCCCGATGAAGTGCCGGTGTTCCAGTGTGGGCGGACGGATTCGATCAAAGGTGTGCATGGCATCAATTATCGCCCCGTATTCACATTGGAGCGATGGGTGTCCCGCGATCTATTGCCCGGCCTCGATGATGCATTTGATATCTGGCGCACTCAGCATTCAACCCCTGCGGCCAGCGCGGACGATGCACAAACCCATGATGATTCGGTTTATGTTGACGACGACATTCCGTTTTAGAACAGCAGGCGGGGATGTTCCCGGTTCGGCCGGTAGTCCCCCTCCCGGCGCCCAGGACGCCCCGCCTGCTTCCACTGTCAAGGCCCTGATGGAGAGGGAGGCCACATGAAAGCATGGCTGTGGCGCTGGCGCTCCCGTCGAAAACTGGGCCATTCATGGTGGATGTGCGCCCGTTGGGCGTGGGGTGACATCGCAGGGCATGTTCCACCATGGAATGCGAAATGAAGCTCCCACTCCGCGACCCGAAGGAGCGCGAAATTGTCCTGGCGATCCTGGAATACCTCCAGGCGAAGTATCCTGGCTGGTGTTTTGTTCGCGTCGAGCCGGTCACAGCAATGCGCATGGCGCTCAAGGTGAAGGGAGTCATGCATGGGGGCGCGTGGAAGGACGGGGCCTGGGCGGACGGAGTGGCGGATATTTTGGGGATTGGGCAATGGCACGGCATTGATGGAGGGCACCCCGCTGCCCCTATCGCCTTTGAGGTCAAAAGCCGGACGGGTAGACAGCGGCTCTCGCAGATGGAATTTGAGCGGCGTTGGAAGCGGTCCGGCGGCCGGTACTACATCGTGCGCAGCGTGGAGGATGTCATGGAGGCCATGGAATGAGCGAGAAGATCACACCTATGGACCCGGCGACTTTGAAGGCCCTGCACGGGTCAATCAAGAAATGGGGGCGGATCGTTGCGTCCCCACGCAATCCGGATCGCGGGATAGCAAATTGCCCGTTGTGCAAAGAGTTCTATGTGGCGGGTTGTACGGGTTGCCCCATTGCCGAGAAAACGCACCAGCAGGTTTGCGATGGAAGCCCGTATGCCGAGTGGAGTATCCACCAACATGACGATCATCCGCGACACAAGGTCCGGCATCGCGCCGTCGGCTGCAAGGAGTGCCTACGCCTAGCGAAGGCGGAGCTGGCCTTCCTGCGCAGCCTCTTGCCGAAGGAGAAGCGCGCGGCAACTAGGGTCAGAACGGCGGTGGAGAAATGACCCGCCGCGCAAAACTCAACGCCGCCCAGGTCGTGGAAATCTACCGGCGGGGCTGGGCGGGCGCGGCCAAGCGGGCGCTCGGGCAGGAGTTTGGCATTCATAGCTCATCTGTAGCGGCGATCCTGCGAGGCGACCTGCACCGGAGCATCACGCGCGAGCTGACGCATCCAGGGACAGCCGAGGATGCGCCAGTCATGCAGGCGCCCTACCATCCCGCGCGAGAATCCAGCGCGCCCATGTACTCGCCGGACCTGCACAAGATGGGCTGGCTCTCGGAATTGCGGATTGCGGCGAACGCCAAGTGGACTGACCCGGTGACGCCATGAGCAGCTACAGGAGTCGAGCCGCTAAAGAAATCATAAGCCACCCACTACGCCTAAAATGCGACCAGTGCGGCCGGGAAACGTTTGCGCTGATCCAACGCGGAAGCGAAATCTGGCTCTGGTGCACGCACTATTTCTGCCCAGCCCCTCCATTTCCATCCGACAATTTCACGTCTCTCAAGCGCCGGCCGATGGGCCAGTTGGAGGCGCAAAAGTTCGCGCTCGCGGTGAAGTCATGAGCCGCCCTAAGCCGCCGTGCCTGCTGCGCGAGTACTACGGCACGCCCGCGCGCCCGCGCTGCATCAACTGCGGTGACGCGATTGACCTTGGGATGGAGGTGCCTCTGCGGGCGCGGGGGCACTACCGCTGCTTGGCTTGCGAGCATGAATGGAAAGATTACGCGGCGGGTCTGACGACGGCCGCAAACGTCATCGGCGGAGCGAGGATGCCATGAGCGAGCGCGGAATCATCTTCACAGGCGAGAGCGTGCGCGCCACGCGGGAGACGCGCAAGCGCAAGGTGCGCCCATGACACGCGCGAAACCGTGCCCGCGGTGCGGCGCATTCGGGGCCGCTCCGAATGAAACGATCGTGACAGATTCGGCAGGCGTGTTCTCCTATTTCATCGTGCGGTGCCAACATGGGCACACGGCTACGACATACGGAGAAGCGACACGGGAGCAGGCCATCAACCTGTGGAATTCGTGGAATGGAGTCCGCCGATTCAGCCTCATGCACCGGGATCGTATGGACAAGGTGCGCCCATGACCCTTTCGCGCAACCGGATCGCGCAGGGCGACATGGTGTGGCGCCTCTCGCACAGGTCCGATCCACCGGCTGTCGCCTTGGCTGACCGGCACTATTCGCGCCAGAAACCGGGGACGCCACAATTCGTACCGCCAGGTCGCTGCCTCGTACTCCTGTCGAAGTGTGGCCGCGGCTTGTGGGTGACCACATGGCAATTCGCAGAATACGTGAAGCACAGGTGGGCGGGAGCCTGGGTGTGCAGCCTGTTTCGGAACGAGGGAGCCGGTCTTAGCAGCGAGTTGATTGTGCAAGCGGTGGCATGCACGCGCTGGTACTGGCCGGAAATTCCGACTCTTGGAATGGTGACATTCATTGACGCATCGAAAGTTCGGCACAAGCGCGATCCCGGCCGGTGTTATCTCCGCGCGGGATTTGAATTAGCAGGCGAAACAAAAGGCGGGCTAGTGGCTGTGCAGATGCTTCCAGACGCGATGCCGGAGCCAATGCGGCCAGACGGAGTGCTTGTGTGAATACGCCCCGGAACCGCATCGCGCAGGGGGATGCGAAGGAGACTTACGCAGAGTTCCTGGCGTCCAAGCACATCGTTGATGTGCCCACCGGAATCGCCGGGGCGCAGGCCGATCAGGTCGGCCTCTATCCGTTTCAGCAAGCCATTGTACGCTGGGCGCTCCGTCGTGGGCGGGCAGCCGTGTTTGCAGACACCGGGCTCGGAAAGACGCGGATTCAGGTGGCGTGGGCCAATCGCGTGTCTGAGCACTGCGGTGGGATGGTGCTGATTCTCGCGCCGCTTTGCGTAGCTCAACAAACCGTGCGCGAAGCCCAGCATGTGCAAGCCCATGTGGATTATGTCCGGGGACAGGCGCAGATCAGCGCTCCTGGCGTGTATATCACCAACTATGAGATGGCGGGGGCATTCGATCTGGCTCATTTCTGTGGAATCGTGCTGGATGAATCCAGCATCCTCAAGAGCGTGGATGGTAAGACCCGGGCAGATTTGCTCGCGCGGTGTCAGACCATCCCGTTCCGGCTGTCCTGCACGGCTACGCCCAGCCCGAACGATTACATGGAGTTCGGCGGCCAAGCCGAGTTCCTGGGCGTCATGTCGCAGGCTGAAATGCTAGCGATGTTCTTCACGCACGATGGAGGTGACACTGCAAAGTGGCGACTCAAGGGCCATGGGCGCACGCGCTTTTGGGAATGGCTTGCGACCTGGGCGGCGGTGGTCAAGAAGCCTTCCGACTTGGGTTACTCGGATGAGGGATACGACCTGCCGCCGATCCAATTCCACCAGCACATCGTCGATGGATCAGAGACGCCGGAGGGGCTGCTGTTCCCAATGGAAGCTGAGACGCTCAGCGAACGCATTGCTGCTCGACGCTCCACCGTTGCATCCCGCGCGCACGCGTGCGCCGATCTGGTCAACGCCGATTCCGAACAGTGGATCGTGTGGTGCAATCTCAACGATGAATCACGCTCGTTGGAACGGCTCATCAGCGGCGCCGTGGCTATCGAAGGGGCGCATTCGCTGGAGGAAAAAGAGACGCGGATGCAGGCATTCCTGGATGGCTCGGCGCGGGTCTTGGTCACCAAGCCAAGCATCGCCGGCTTCGGGCTGAATATGCAGCACTGCGCGCGCATGGCGTTTGTCGGGCTCAGCGACAGCTACGAGCAGTTCTACCAAGCACTGCGGCGGTGCTGGCGCTTCGGTCAAACGCGTCAAGTCCACGCGCACATCATCATTGCGGAAATCGAGGGCGCGGTACTTGCCAATATCCAGCGCAAGGAGCGCCAGGCACAGGACATGAACACGGAGATGGTGGAACACATGGGCGATCTAACGCGAAAGGAAATCGAAGGGGCGTCGCGCGATACGGCGCCACACCGGCGGGACATCGCATCCGGGAAGAATTGGACAATGCACTTGGGCGACTGCATTGAAGTGCTCCACGAACAGGCTGATGCGAGCGTCGATTACAGCATCTTCAGCCCGCCGTTTTCCAGTCTCTACACCTACTCCAACAGCGAGCGGGACATGGGGAATGCCGCCAATGATGGCGAGTTCATGCAGCACTTCGGATTCCTGGTGCGCGAATTGTTCCGCGTCACGACGCCCGGGCGCGATCTCAGCTTTCATTGCATGAATCTGCCCACACGGAAACAGGTGGATGGTTTCATTGGCATCAGAGATTTCCGCGGCGAACTGATCCGGCTATTCCAGCGCGAGGGCTGGATTTATCACTCCGAAGTGGTGATCTGGAAAGACCCCGTGACGGCCATGCAGCGGACCAAGGCCCTGGGCCTACTGCACAAAACGATCCGCAGGGATAGCAGCATGGCACGCCAGGGTATTCCAGACTACCTCATCACCATGCGCAAACCTGGCATCAACCCCAAGCCAATTTCGCATGACCCGAAGGAGTTCCCTGTGAGCTTGTGGCAACGGTACGCATCGCCTGTCTGGATGGACATCGACATGAGCCGGACGCTCAACCGTGCCGGGGCAAGAGAGAACGACGACGAGCGGCACATTGCCCCGCTGCAACTCGACGTGATCGAGAGAGCGTTGATGCTCTGGACTGCGCCGAATGACCTTGTGCTGTCACCGTTCGCCGGCATTGGCAGCGAGGGTTACATGGCCCTCAAGATGGGGAGGCGCTTCATCGGCGCGGAGCTTAAGCGCTCGTATTGGGAACTGGCATGCCGGCACTTGGCTGAAGCCGCAACGGAACGCCAGATCGAATTGCCGGTGGAATAGCACCTGGCCGCCCTGCGCGCGGCGGGGCAACTGGAACTGATCGAGGAGGGGACGTGAGCACAAAGATCGAGACGCAGTGAACCTACGGCCCTGGGAGTCGAGCATGATAGCCAGATGGAACGTGGCTTGGGCTGTGAGGAATCCGTGGCGCTGCAAGATGTTTCGCGGTCGCTGGTATCACGTTCATCTATTCGCAATACACGTTGGCCCGTTTCGACTGATAGCGTGGAAGTGAACCTGCGGCCCTGGGAGCCGAGCATGAATGAGACGATTCTGCTGGTGGTTGTCGCTGGCGTGTTTGCTCTTGGCGCTTGGCGGCTCTGGTGTCGTCACCGTCGCCGCACCGCGGCCCTTGACCCTGCCATCCTGCGCGATCTCATGGAGCGCACGTCCATTGAGTCCAGCGCAGTGCGGATTCCTGGCGCACCTAAGCGCCGCAGCGGCCGAGACCGGCGTGCCACTGGCCGCCTTAGTCGCGGTGTGGCAGCGCGAGTGCAGCCTGGACCCGGTGTGTCCAAGGAGCGTGGACCCATACAGTTTCGGGCCGATGCAGATCACCCAAGCCGCAGCGGAGCGGCATGGATGCCCGGCGAAGTGGCGCACCTTGCCGGCTGCAACTGCCCAGTGTGCCGCTCAAATTTTATCACATTGGTACTGGTGGACTGACCGTAGGTGGACGCTGGCATTCACTGGATACCATCGCCCGCAGGACCTTGTGGACTTCGGCTGGCGACCAAGCGGCTACGGAATCGAGGTCTACCACCTGATGCTGAGGCGACAAGTTGACGCGAAGCGAATCATCCAAGTTGCGATGGTGGAGAAATGAATTCAGCACGGTTTTGGAGAGTGCTTGCGGGAATCTTCTTCGGTATTGCGTTCACGTTTGTGGTGATGGCATCTACGCCGAGAACACCAAACACTTCCATCCCGCTTTTCTGGTAGGCATTCTCGGTGTCTGGATCGCTGGATTCAGCGCCGGCATTGCCCTAGCATACGAGGAAAAATGACAGAGAAAGCCTACCCATCCCACAAACTCGTCTGGTGCCCTGGCTGTGGTGGAACTACTGCCTTTGACGTGGTGGAAATGGCCTATCGTCACGTCAAAGGCGGCGCCTTGTTGAATTATAACTACGGCCCCGGCTGCGAGGAGCGGCGCGGGACACAACCGGATCGGAGGAAACCATGAACTTGAAACGTTTTTTAGCTGTGTTGCGACGCTGGATGTTCGCTCGCTGCGAACACTGTCAACGGCGTTTTACATTGCGCGAAGTAAGGCGCGGCTTTCTCATCAGTTACAGCCCCCAAAGGCTATTACACATGGTGTGCCATGACATCCAGCAATTGGCACAGGTCAGGGTCAAGTCCGGGATGGAGCTATGAAGAATTGGCGAAAACTCCTTGGCTCGATCTCTCCGCCGTCGCGCACCCGGAGCGGCTGCCGGAGTTCTTGCAACTCCTATCCATACACTGTTCCAGTCCAACAGAAGGCTTGCCGGCACACCAAGCTAGAGGCGAGCTATGTCCGCTCTGCATCGCGTGGAACGCCCTCGGCATCGATCCAGAGAAGCTCAAGGAGACGACATGAGCGAGAGTCTAGAAAAGGTAATAGAGGACAACGCCAAGCTGCGTCTGGCCTTGGATAAGATTGCCGCTGGAGAGCATCCTGATTGGTGCGTCCAGGTGGGGCCAATTCGAGATGGGCTAGGATGGCGGCGGTGCTGGTGCTGCTTGGCCGAGATAACGCTAAAGGAGACGCCATGAGCGACAATCTGACGTGCCCGGCGGGACAGCGGTTGCTCCGGTACACGCCCACTGAGCCTATCCACCTTGATTGCTCCCCCTGCCTCCATCACGAGCGCAGCGGGAAGGAGAGGCGCGTGTGGTGCGCGCGCGGTGGCTTTCCGGCTCGGCCGAAATGCGTTGCGGGTATTTGCAGGCATTTTCAGACTCCGCGACAACTTTTTGTGCGGCGCTTGCATCCTGATCGCCGCCGCGCTCAGGCGGCCAAGTCCGAGCCCGCCCCTGATTTCATTGGCGACGGCCCCGGCGAGATCGGCACGCAGTGGGACCCCTATGATTATGTGGGGAAAGAACCGTCCGAACCGGCAAAAAGGGAAGGTTTCGATCCCGCCATGATCCCCGGCCTTGTCGGTACATCGGGAAGCGCCGTGCCTCGTTGCCAAGACTGCAAGTGGGGGCGGGCTGGCGTGTGGAAAGATTTTTGCTGGAAGGGTTTTATTGGCGATGGAAATTCACCGCCGAAACAGAATATGGCGCGCCGTGAGGGAGAGCCCTGTGGCCCAGGTGGAAAGCTGTTCGAGCCGATTGCGCCGCAAGAGCCCACCAGCCCCTCTCCTGGGCGGATCGCGGAGATTCGGCAAGCTGTTGAGACTGTTCCCGGCCGTGAAGAAGGGACATGGCTGCGAGCCGGGCATGATGCACGAAGCGCAATCATCATAGCGTCCGGCCACATCATGCTCCACTATCTTCTCGACGCCCTCGACGCTTCCGAGGCGCAAAGAATCGCAGCAGAGCAAGTCTTGGCGATAGTGGAAGCCGAGAACGTGCAGCTGCGGTCCCTGATTCCAGACCGTATCGAGCCGATTTCTAATGGAACGGTCAAGCAATGACCACGGAAATCCCACGCCGGAAGCGCCGGGAGCGCGCCGAGCTGCAAGAGGCGCTGCTGCGCTACACGGGGCCCGTGACTACGATCACGGCGGAAATGGTGCGCGCGGGAATCAAGGCGAGCTTCAAGAAGCTGACTCAGCGGGAGCGCCTAGACCGCGGCAGGACCAGTGACGCGGCAGTACGGCGCCGAAAACTTAAGGAGTGAGGTATGAAGATCAGCGAGCAACACGGCCAAAAGACAGCCCTAGAGTATGTGCAATCCTTCATGGGCATGAGCACGTCAATCACCACTGAAACGGAAGCTGTTGATGCCCTGATAGCCTCACACACGAGACAGCGGGCAATCGTTCAAGAATATTCGGACTTTCGGAGGCATTGCCAATCCTCGTGGTGGCGCTTGCTGCTGTGGAAATTGATTCAATAAACTCAAGGGGTGAGACATGAAGATCGACGATGCAGACTTGCTCGAAATTCTTGAGCGTGTAGATGAGAGATTTAGTTGCGACTATTGCTTAGGCAACGATCCTCTAACCCTTGGGGCAATCGTCAAAGAACTGCGGGCCGCGCGGAAGGTGGTAGAGGCCGCCAACAAAATTGGAGTGGTCGGGCCAAGCACCGCGCGCTTGCTGACGGCGGTCGCAGCCTATGACAAGGCGACCAGACAGCCAACTTGTAAGTAACTCTTACAGGTTTGCCGCGCTACTTCCGCATGAGCATGGCGGATTTGTCCGCGCTGCCCTTGCTGGAGCCGAAGAAGTAGGTGTAGATGCTGACGACGATGGTGGTCAGGGTCCCAACCAGCAGCATGAGTACCTGGCCCGTGGAACCGTCCGGGACCCCCTGCCAGAGCACTCCCCCGAGCACCCCGAAGAAGCCGAGTACCGCGACGGCCGCCAGAACGCGCGGCGTCCAGTGATCCCCGGTTTGGGCCTCTCGCTGGCGCGCAGAATCCCGATCCCCAGCCGCGACCCGCTCCAGGTCGATCTCCAGCTCCGCGGCCTTGGCTTTGACCTGGGCCTCGATCTCCCGCAGCTTGAGGAGTAGGGCCGGGTCTGCGCTCTCAATGGCCTTGAGAGCCGCTTCGGGCGTGCCTACAGCGAGCCCGTCCGTCAAGGCCTTGACCGCCATCCCCGCGAACGGCCCGCCCAGCGCCGTTGCCACCGTGGGGGCCACTGAGCGCAGGATGCCGGACGCGGCTGGGTTGCTGCGGAGCCATTCAGTCAGTTGAGACATCAGCCACCCTCCCCCAGCATTCCAGCGACTTCCTTTGCCCTCCCAGGGCTATCCTCGCGCGCCCACTTGCTATCGAGGGCCTGCCGTTCCGCCTCCGCCATGTCTCCCACCGCCAGCGCCGCCCACATTTTCACAAACCCGCCCAGCCGGCTTGGCCCCATCTGGAAGCACATGTTCACGAGAGCCTGTTGCTGACGTGGCGCCAGCGCGTTGAAGTCCACGCCGCGCAAATTCGCCAGCGCCTCAACCTGCCGCTCCGCCTCAGCCGCGTCCTGCACGAACTGTACCTCCAGCGCCTCGGCTGAAAACGGGGTGTCCATCACCCCCGGCATGGACATGAGATTGCGCATGACATCCGAGAGCGGCACAGAGCCCAGCGCGTGCCCGCGGCCCACCGTCAGGATGCCCTTGGAGTCCAGGTAGATGCGCGTCCGAAACGCTTCCTGCTGGTCAAGCTGAGCGGCCAGGGCCTTGCGGTCGTATGTCGCCATGTCAGCTCCAAATGGACTTCGGGGGCGAAAAATTGGGAAGCGGCGTGCTGGTAGTGCCCGTATACGGCCACGGCAACCCCCTATCCCATGTCAGCACCGCCGGAGCCGGCGGCATGTGAATCACCACCGGAGGCCGCGCCTCCAACTCCGCCACCTTCGCTTCCAGCGCCCTCACCTTCGCCAGCAGTTCACACATGGTCATTGGACTGCTCCAATAGTGAAAGAATCCTTCAATTTGGGTTCATTTCAATGCAACCCGTTGATTCAGAACGTGAAGCCAATATTGGATTGGAACTCGTTTGGAACTCATTGCAATTGTTGTTTTGCGGCCAAATCTACAATTCAAGCGCCTTGAGTTGTAGTTTGCACCGGCTGTGCATTGGCTGCAATCGACTCCTAGTCCGCGGTCTCCGCGCACCCAAAGGCTAGCAGGATCGCCTCTTGATGGGGCACGAAGCGCGGCCCCCACAAGAACCAGGCCTGCGCCTTGGCGCCCGGCTCGTTGGCCTTGTCCACCACCGCTTTGATGTCCGTCATGGGCATCCCGGCCCTGCGAAGCGCCAACTGCATCTGCCCGGAGCCAAGTTGTACGGCCGCATCGACCAGTTGCCACAGTTCGGCCCGCATCGCAGCGCAGACCTCGGCGTTCGCTATCGAAACGCTGTCAAAGGGGTCTACTCTATCCTCTGCCCTGGCCTTCCCCGGTCCGCTGCACAGGATCAGGATCAACGCCAGCACGCATAGCACCACGCCCACGCCGTACCACCACCACGGCCATCGCGGTTTGCCGGCGCGCTCGTACAGGCGCTCCAGGTCTCGGAAGCGGGTCTCGTTCATGGCTCAACTCAGGATCGTTTTCACCGCTCCCGCCAACAGTACCGCGAGGGCACCCCATTCCGCAATGCTTCCGCGCTGATACCAGGGCTTTTTCGCCTCCACCCTACGGTCATGAGCCACTGCCGCCGGCAAGCGCCTGCGTGACCATATAGCCAGCAATTGAGGCCCTATCTTCACCGCCAGCAGCACAGTCAGGGCCAGCAGGATCAATGCTGGGCCGGTGTTGTAGCGGAGCTGTGCTGCCAGAACGCGGATCAGGGTGTCCGTCATGGCGTGCCTGGATGATTGGATGCCGGGTTGAAAATGCCCCGGATGCGCAGCGCCTCGTCGTGCCGGGCCAGCAACTCATGATCCGCGTCCGCCCGCCTGACCATCGCGGCCTGCGTCGTCTGCACGGTCTGCAAGGTTTGCCACGCCACACCGGCGAAGAAGATCATCCCCGCCGCCGTGACCAGCGTACCAATAGCAGCCAGCCAAGCTGCCTTGGCCGGGACGTTGAGCGTCAGCGTGTCGCGGTCTGTGGTCATTGGGAGCCCCTAAACGCCCGCGCCATTGCTGTTGTGCGGCTCCGTGATCGCAGGCTTCGCGTAGCGCTGTTCTAGCCGCGCCCGATCCGATTCCGCCAGCTTGTGCGGCCAGAGCAGGTACTCCAAGCGGTCAACAAGCCAGCTTGGCCGCTTGGCGATGGAACGGTCAAGGGCATTTTCGATCAGCCCGATTTCTTGTTCCGTCAGCTCTATCATCCCATCGGCCTCATCGGCGATCTTGTCCGCGAGCCGCCCTATTTGGCGGGCTTCATCGCGCGATGGAGCTCCGCTAAAGTCGAGCATCTCTACCAGAACCATTCTCAGCGGCATACTGACCGCGCCGCTGCGTTCTCCCACCGGGTCCGCGAGATTGATCTGCATGGGCATTTCCTATGCGATGGTTCCCATCGGGAAGTAGACGGTGAGGCCGCCGGGAATCGTCACCTTGGCAAAGTGCGTCGTCGTCAGGGTTTTGGTCCCCACCGCCTCGATTCCATTGCCGGTGCCGATAGTGCAAACCAGGTCCAGCATCGCTTGGTCAATGTCAAGCTGCTCTAGGGATAGCACAGCGACGGCCCCGGTAGTAACCCCCTGCTTGTGATATGCCTGCTTGCCGAACCGATGCAGGGACGCGGTTTCCGGCTGAACATACAGGGCCGTATCCCCAGCGGCCACGTCAAACGCGGCCAGCGAAACTCTGTTCGCTGTTGCGGCGCCAACCACCGTGCTCGTGTTGTCCAGCACGATGTTGTGCACCCCGTTCGTGGAGTCGCCTGTGGAGGAGCCGACTGAAAGGTTCCCCTGCGATGTGATGGTCAAACGCACGGCGGTTGCCGCCGAAGCGGTGGCGGTCGAGAATCGTATCTCGCCGCCAACCTGCGCGGCTCCCGCCGCGCCTTTTTGCAGGAAAGCAATGCTCGCTGCGGTGGTAAAGGCAAGCGCTGTGTTCACCGCCTGCGCTTCGATCAGACCTAGCCGCTCGGATGCCGCCGTTTCGGCCAGGGTGCCCAGGGTGGCCGAGGCCGACTTGCGCAGGCTGATTATCGAGCGATCCGTGATCGTTGCGGAGTAGGTTTCTAGCGCCAACGTAGGAGCGGCGCTGGCCCGGCGGACTGTCAGGTTCGCGGAGCCCAGCGTCAGGATGTCGTTGGCCGCATCGTAGGTGTAGAGCGCACGGAGCAGGCCCACAATGCCGTCAATGGAAGGACGTTGGGCGCTAGATCGCAATGTCAGTGGATCGCGGACGGTCATCGCTGCGCCATGTATAATGCATCGCGCATATCCATCGACTCAGATGCCAAACGTTTACGAGCGTTCATTAAAGCTACTCGTTCTGACCTGTGTCGCGTTTGATTTTCCGCACCGTTGATGATGGACAATCTGGCATCCAAACGAGCGATCTGTTTTGCATTCCCAAAAAACACATTCATTATAGCCGCCTCTTTGCGCATCGATTTCTGCCAATCTTTGCGGTCGTTTTCGGGCAGTCGATCCAAAACGACCTGTTGCGCCCGTACTGTGCCCAATACTTCGTGGAAACGCTGTTCTGGAGACTTGCTGGCTTGCGCTCCTACTGTTTCTCCAGCAGCATTCCCGGTTAGCACCGATGAGACAGCGCGGCGCGCGTCTGTTTCAGACAGTGCGGCTAAATAATCGCTCACAGCCCCACGCATTTCTGGCTGCACTTTGGCGAAACCTGCTAGACGCGCAAGATGAACGGACATGCCACGATAATTCGTTTGCGCGATTAGCAAACCATCCCCAAGCCAACGCACAAACGCTGGATTTGTAAGCAGTTTCGCTGATCCGCTGAGGGCTGTGCCGGTAGTGGCTAGACCAAGCGCAGCTTCCAACGGATGCCCGTATGCGGCGGCAGTGAAAGCGCTTCCAATAGCCCCACCTGTCAGGACGTGCCCGGCGGTGCCGCTGGGATTGGCTACGAATCGCGATTCATCAACAGCCGTTCCAATCCGCGCCAAGCGTTCTACTCCCTCTTTCAGAGGCCCCGACTTGCCGAATAGCGCATCGCGCACTTCCGGGATCAAGTCCCGATAGGCAGATCGGAAGCGGACTGCGGAAAATTCCTTGATCTCGCTGCTGCCGCCAGCCTTGGTTTCCAATCCCATGTCACGAACGCGAGCGCTGACATATTCCTTCCATTCATCCGGCTTGAGAGCCTTTTTCAAATCAACAATTTTGCTCGGGTCGCGATTGGTTCCTCCCACCGCTGCGTTCCAAGCGGCGATGCCAGTCTCGCCGCGGCGCACATCCGCGAGCCGGTCCAACCGCTGTGCTCCCTCTTTGTAGATGGAATTCGCCTTGCGCCAGTCTTTGAGTCCCTTCGGGTCCAGTTGTTCACCAATAGCTTCCATGGCTTCATCGACTTTGGAAACAAGTCGTTTAGCTGCCCCACGCGATGGGCTGGCTTCGGTCATCTCACGTGCTTGTGCTGCAAGCTGGGAGCGCATGGTACGCGCGGTGAGAAAATCTACCTGATCTGGCGTATCCTTGATGATCCGATCTAACCAAGCCGGCACCGTGGCCACCCTCCCGCGGGCGATCTCGCTTTTGATTTCCTTCGCGTATGCCTTGATCTGAACAGCGTTAAGCGTTCGCGTATCAAGCCCGGCAATGGATGAATACCGCTTGGCGGCATCCAATGTCAGGCGCTCAGCGTATCCTTCAACGCCTTCCCGGGCGATCTCCCCGGCACGGAACGCATCTTTCGCATGCCCGCCACCAGAGCGAGCTACATCTTCGGCGTATCTGCCTATGTCGTCGCTCGTTTTCTGAATCGCCTTTTGGAAGATATTCGATGAGATTGGAAGCTTGCGCTCTAGCTCGATAGTCCCTTGCATGGTCCGGCTACCCAGCATGATCGCAGCTCCTTCTGGGGCGATTCCCGCCGTCTTGAGGTCTTGTGCGATCTGGACGGCACGTCCGCTGCGCAGCCATGGGCGGAGAGTTGTGTTGGCAATCGTGCGTGTCACCTTGGAAATACCAGCCCCTGCGCCTCCCATCGCAAGGTCTGTCCCAACGTTTGTGATGGCGGTAATTCCGCGCTCCCGCCGTGTCCGCTCCCGGCCCTGTACATAGTCCACCAGATGATCGGCGATCTGGCCCATAATCTCCGCAGCCGGCACCGAGCCCAGCGGACCACCCACGGCGAATCCGCCGATAGCGCCAGCGACACGGGCCGCTGTGGGGAACCCTTCAGGACCATCCCCGCCCAACCGGCTCGTCGTTTTTAGGGGCGCCTCCGTTATGGATTCACCCTGGAAACGAGGCTTGCGCTCGTCCTCATCTTCGACTGGAATTCCCTGGAATCGCGCCATGGCTCACGGTTTACGGTAGTGTTTCCCGTCCTCAGGGTCGATGTAATAGGCTCCCCGTGGGATATTGTTAAAGTCGGTCTCTGAGATCGGCCGAGCAGGATCATCCTTACTCCCGAGCGGATGAGCCTTGGCGATTTCCTCAGTCACGGCATCACCGACCCGCACAATGCCATCGCTCAACAACCGCTCATATCTGGATTCGGCCAATTGCCCGGTGTTGACAATAGAATCGTATTTGGCGAGAAATTCAGTTGGGCTGTCTGAATCCGGGTCAGGCATTGCCCTGCGCAATCGACCCGCCTCAGCCTCAGACATTTGAGCACCAGTTATTTCCTTGATGTATAGATTCAAGTTCTCAATAGAACGCTGCTTGAATGTTGTAATATTGGAGATATTTGCGCGCTGATCGTCCGAGAGCGGCACGCCTAATTTCTCAGCAACTTTCAGTCCGCCTACCCATGCCTGGGTACTCCATTGCAAATACTCAGGCTTGAAGGTTTCACGAATCTGCGAAAGTCTAGCTCTCTGCTCGCGCGCCGCTACAACAACCCGCTGTGCTTCCGTCCGGGTTTTTTCAGTTGTGGCGGCAATATCTGCCCTGCGCTTAGGAATAGGCAATGGAGCAGTACCAGCCGGCGCGGTTGCAGGCGATCCTTCGGCTGCGCGATTCCCCAACTTATCCAATTCCTCAAAGCTGAGTCCCGGTTGTGTTACAGGTCCACGCACAGGATCGACGAAGCTGACCGGCCTGCTGAGCCGCTGGCGATACAAATTCTCCCGAGACAAGTCCTCGTCTGAGATAGAGGCGCCTTCTCGCCGTTTTTCTCCAAGGCTGATGATAAACTCGCCCATGCGCTCGAATTCCGTGCTGCGTTCCCCTTTGGCTGCTGTCGGGTCTTGCAGCAATACGTTCTCCGGGCCCTTCTTCTCTTGAAGGCTCTCAAACGCCGCATTGTTGGTCACTGTGCGGGCCTGCCATTTCGGATTGTCGGTGCTACCTGAATTAATCCAGACTTGGCGCGGCGATCCCTTGGCTTCCTCCCCCTCCTTGAAGCCGGTTGGCATTTTAGCCGCCCTGGCGTCAGGATTATTTTGCATTTGCGCCTGCATGGCCGCAAGCGTAAGGCCACTGACGATCTTGGGCTCACCATCAGGTTCTTTGCTTGGTATGCGCACTTCGTATAGCTGCGGATCCCGGCCGCTGTCGCTCTCGCCAGGGAAGGCCAATCCCGCCGCAGTCCCGATATCACCCAGATTGGCCGCTGCCTGAGCCGCAGCACCACGATTCGCTGGATTCAGCGCCTTGCCGAACTTCCCAAGCTGTTCGTCCCGCTGCATCCGGTCAGCGCCGCCCAGGAGCATTTGGGCGCCCGCCCCTACGTTGGGCCTGGGCCCGAGCAATTGGGCGGCCCCCAGGCCCATTTGGGCCCCTGCAACGGCCGAAACTCCGGGGATGAAGGCCCCGCCCGCCGCAGCGAGCAGGGAAAGCATCGCTTGCTGCGACTGGGCCTCGCGCTCCCGCTGCATCCTGTTCTGCTCGCCGACCAGATTCCAGGATTGCACCAAGTCCTGGAACCCGCGCCCGACGTTGCTGACATCGATACCGAAGCGTGACATCGCCTTACCCCACGGAGATTGGGCCTAGCTTGATGAACGGATCGCGCTGTTGCCCGGCCATTTCAGCCGCCGTGGCCGCATTCTCAGCGGCCATGCGCTGTAGCTGCAATTGGATCGGCACCGTCTCGTTCTCCAGGAAGCCCCGCAGCACGTCCAGCGATCCCAGTCGGGCCGTATCCTGCCGGGCCAATTGCTGCATTCCGAGACTCGCGTTGATCCCGGTGGTCGTGCGTTGCAGTTGATTGAGCGAGGCCGTGCTTCCGCTGGTGCCCCGGCGGCCAAAGAACTCCGCATTGCGGGCGGAAGCGTCCCCGAGCTGCACTTGCCGGAAGGCATCGAAGCGCGGGTCCTCCCCGCCCGCAATGCCCTGCAACTCGTCCGCCACACCCCGAAAACGCGGGTTCAGCTCGTCCAGCAGCTTGCGGAAGACGTCCATGTCTGCGTCGAGCGGATTTGGACCGGTAGCCCTAGGCAAGCCGCCTCCGCCCCCGACCGGGTCCACATTTACCTGAGGCTGTTGCCCATCACCGCCAACGTCAGGAGTGAACCCTTGCCCGCCGTTTTGAGGGCCAGGGAACTGCCCGGGGCCATAGCCGAACGTCACCGGCTGTGTCGGTGGCGGCGTCCAATTTGGGTTGGGAGTTCCGTCTGGAAGAGTGGGACCAAAGCCGAGGCCCGGAGTTCCCGGATTGCTGGGATCGGCCGTGGTGGGCGGCAACGGGTTCTCGTCGAAGGAGATAGGTTTGCGGCCAAGTGCCATATCTCTACCTCAGAATTGTTTCTGGAATGTGATCGCCGGCCCGCCCTGCTTGGTCGCGGACGGGGATAGCGTACTGGTTTCCAGGTTCATCGCCATTGCGGTCAGGCCCGTCAGTGCCCCGATGATCGCCGGTTTTTTCATCGCATCCACAAAGCTGTCGAACTTCTTCCGCTGGTTGTTCTGCTGCGCGAGGCTGAAACCCACGCCAGCCACAGCCGCCAGAATCGGGCGGCGCAAGTCCTTTGGCAAAGCCGCAGCTAGGGCCGCATCCGCTGCGCCGATAGCCAAGAAGTAGTTGCGCAGGTGGTTGTCCGATGGCCGTTCCCCGAGCGATGGATTTGTCTCCCTCCGGCCCTCCTTGATGGCCTGTTTTGTACTCACATAGTCCGCGCGATTGCCCGCCAGCGCAGAAGCTAGCAAAAGCGAATCTGCCGCGCCCCAGTTTTCGGAAGTCCCGTCAGCCATGGTGTATCCGCGCTGCTATTGCCATTCCAGCACTTCGCCGTGTTGCGTTATTGAATTTCCAGCCCCCTGATCTGCCGTATGTTTCATGATTATTGCGCTTGTTTCGGTTTGTGATGCTGTCCCCGAATCAACTAACACAGCATTTGGGCCCATATTGTCAAGTTTCCGCCTTACAAAGATAGCCCATTTTTGCGCTCCGCTTGCAGTCCTTACTATTATTGTAAAATAAAACACATATTGATTGGTTGAAGAAGTTGAGCGTGTATATAATGTTTCTGTTCCGAACACTTTGAGAATGTCTGTGTTGCCAGCCCCATCATTTATGAACCAGCAAACATCCTGGACGTATCGCCCATTCACGTTAAGCGTGTTTGCCGGCAGGGTGTAGGTCATTAGATCGCCGTCAGCACCGGCCACTTGTACCCCTGTCGCATTGATCTGGATGGGCCGCGCCCACTTGCCTGTCGCCGTCCCCCCACCAGCGGGGAGGTTCAGCCCTACTATCGTTCCTTCCGTCAGAATGTTCTCCCACGCCGAAGATCGGTAGAGTTTCAGGAGCGCGTTAGCGGCGTCGTACCACAAAACGCCATTCACCTTGTCGATTGGCTCTCCTGTCGCAAACCGCTTCTCCATGTCGCGCAGAAACTCGATGATCCGGTTGACCGTCTCCTTGAGCGAAAGGTAATCCCGCTCCAGTTTGCCGGACGTGATCGGGCTATTCGTCACCCAATCCTGTACCTCCACATCCTCGATAGCCAGCAGCGACTTTGGCATCACACGGTCCCCGGCAGGAACTCGATGATCGCGGCCTCTTGCGCCAGTGCATCCAGCGCGCCCAATGCCGACACCTCCACCTTGAACACCACCGCCGCCCCGGTCGTATCGACGGCGGCGCTGGTCGCGTTGCAGAGATCGGTGCTTCCCGTATCGTCCCGGTTGGGAACGATGAATGAAACGGTGTCCTGCGCCGAGGCCCCGGTGTATACGATGTGGACGTTCACGAACCAGTCCGTGCAACCCGCCGATAGCGTGTGCGTAGCGATGGAGGCCCCGCCCCACCACACTTGCAGGCTGGCCGCGGAGCTGGCGCCCGTCTTGGTCCCCCATGCGGCCATGCGCAGCGAGGCGCCCGTGGCATTCAACGTGCTCGCCGGAATCGTGGCCGCAATCAACGCTCCGGTCGCCCCCGTCAGGCTGACTTGCGTGGTGTTCACGAAGATCGGCAGGATGGGGCGGCCCTTGGCCGTCCCTCCCCCGGCCGCAAGAGACGCCGTGCCGACCGTGTTCTCGGTAAGTACCTGCTCATAGGCCCCGGAACGGCGCAGCTTGAGCACGTTGTTGGTCGAATCGTGCCACAGGAATCCGTTGGCCGTGTCCGTCGGGGCGCTGGACGCGGAGAAACTCTTCTCGTTCTCCGCGAGATAGTCCAGCAGCAGGTTGACCGCAACGCGCAAGTTGGCCGGATCGGTTTCCAGCAGCGTATCCGTGGCTTCCTCGCCCGAAGTCCAGTCCCGGACCGCCGCATCGCTGATTGTCGAAAGGGGAGTCGCCATCAGTTTACTTCTCCTCCAATCGAATATGTCACATCCGCATGGGTAATCAGGAAATCCTCGTTCGAGCCGGCCTGTGTCAACTCGAACTGGAATGCCTCTGATCGCTTGTCCAGCCGGCTAAACGCGCGCACATCGCCCCCGGCAGTGACCGTGAAGGGCACCACGGCAGAACCGACCAGCGCCGTGCCCTCGTTCACCAGCGTCATTTGCCAGCTTTGCGCCGCGTCCTCGTCCCGGTCGTGATACTCGTTGATGGTCAATTCCCAATCGCCGGTCTGCGCGGTCCGCAGCCGCAGCCGCAGCCATTGCTTTTGCAACGTCACAAACGGCGCCCCGCCCGTCAGGATCGGAGACTTCCAATAGGCGTTGATCGCCAGCGATCCAAGGTCGTTCAGCCCGGATTCCATCGTCCAGAACGTCCCGTCCGCTTTGACCCCGATCATAGAGCCCGCTTTCGCGTAGGCATAGACAAACCAGTCATTGTCTCCCGGCGACACGATCTGCCACGGCACGATCTTGACACGCCGTTCCCACGAGTCCGCCTGCTCGAACGGCATGGGCTCTCCGTCCCGGAATGTAACCACCGCCACAGAATCGTTCATCCGTGTTGCCGCCGTCGTGAAGTAGCAAAGCGCCTGCCGCTTGTTCGCGTTGTAGATGCAGAACGCATTGGTTTCCGAAGTGGCGACGTGCATTCCATCGAGCGGGCCTGTGCCGGCNGTGGCCCGCAGCCGCGCNCCCAGGTCGATNACGTGCAGCCCGTTGTAGGCGACAAGGTTCCGGTTGCGCGTGAAGTAGAGTATCCAGTTCTCCGTCTTGCAGAACGCCTTGTGATTCAAGACCCCCTCTGCCCCGTGCTCCACGTTGAGCCGGTCGTATTCCTCGAAGCCGGTGGTGGACTCGATACCGCCCGCCGTGCCGATCATCAACTGCTCGTCCGTGACCTCGTTCCCGCCCTTGGGCACGAAAGACGTGATGAATCGGATTTCCCCCGAAGTCGAATGGAAGGCGCCTGCACCGTCGCCGAGCAGGTCCCACACGCCGGAATCCGACGTGTGCGCCATCGGCGTATATTCGATTAGGGTGCCATCCTCCACTATCGCCAGTCGCGATTGCACGCTGCACGCAATGTGACTCCCCTGCGGCCATGTGCCCGTGATCGCGTGCGACGTGGCGCTCCCGAAAGCGTCCGTGTACCCGTTCCCGCTCACCATTTGCGGATCAATGGCCGTCCCGGTGCGGTAGACCTGGGCGTAGTTGCTGGCCCCGTCCGTGAAAAAGAACGTGTGCCCGTCGTGTGGTATAATGCTGGCCTTGGTCACGCTGTCCGCAAAGCTGAATGCGCTTGCGCCGCCGGTCGCGTTGAGCGCCGCCCAAGTTGCAGATGCGCCGATCTTCGCCATGATCGTTGTCGTCGTGACGGCAAACTCAAGCGTCGTGCCATCGAAGCGCACCGTCTCCAGCGCCGCCACAACTGAATCCCCCGTCGGGATAACCGCGCTCAGGTCGATGTAGGATGCGCTTCCCAGGCGTTTTTGCAGGCCCTTCTCGTGGAAGTCTGTGTTGAACTGGTCGGGAGATTCCGTGCCCACCGGCTTGCCATTGCCCAACACACGCGAACTCCATCCCCCCTGCACGAGCACATGGCTGCGCTCGATCAGTTCTTCGGGCTGATCCCGGTGATTGGAACCGCCCCATGACCCGATGGAGAATACCTGCGCCACGGCTCCCTCATGTCAGCAAGACGAGGCGCACGGAAACCGCCGTGCCGTTGGTCGGGTTGACGAAGCTGATCTTGTCGATGACATCCAGCGCCCCGGCGAACCCGCTGGCCGAAAACGAGTCGTCAGAGCCCAGCATCAGCGGCAGATTCTTCATGATGAGCTTGGTGTCGGTAGCGGCGGCGGTAGAGCCCTTGTTGGTCACGAACTCCGCATGCACGCCGGCCGTCGCGTCCGTCTCGATGTACAGGAAATCGAAGTTGGTTGCCGCCGCGGTGGCCGCTGTCGGGTCCCAGGCTGTCACGGCGACCGTATCCGACAAGGACCACGTCTGGTCGTACTTCGCCGTGAAGGTCTGCGTATACACCGCGGACGTGATCGGCTCCACGTCCCCGAGCGGGTTGGTGATCTGCGCCTTTACCGTAACGGTCACGCTTGCCATGGGCTCTCCTACGCCGGCGGAACGATGCGCCGCACCAGCTCGTCAGGCACCAGTTCCTTGCCGAACAACTGTTGGAAAATCTCCTGCGCCCGCTGATAACGGAGCGCCGCTTGCTGCACAAACCCGTCGCGTTCCTGGTACATCCCCGCCAGCATCCATTCCAAGGCATCGTCAGCGATGCGTTGCTGGAATACGGTGTAAGACGACGTGCCTTCCAGCGGCACCGGCTCGATGATCCCCAGGCGCCGCACGGTCTTTCCGCTGTACTTCGGCCCTGGCGCGAACTCGATCTGTTGCAACTCCGCCGTGGACATCCGCAGGTAGAAGTCAGGCACGCTCTGTTTCTTCTTGCGTCTGGAGTCGCTCAGTGAACTCATGTCCGCGGCTGGGAAGATCGGCTTGTAATCGTCCCCGTCGTCCCCGTCCTGGATTTCCAGCAATTGCAGGTCCAGGTACACGGGCTCCAAAGGCCACGTCAGCCGCACCGCACTCGTTGTGACAATCGCGGTATCCTCTCGCAGCAGCTCCGGCCAGGGCAGCACCGCCGCCATTTTGCGGTACACATTGTTCAGGTTCTCCAGGCCCTCTCCGCTCGTAATGAGCAGCGAGTCCTCGGCGCCTTTGAAGCGCATCCCATCCTGGAGTTCCGACACGCTCTTTGCCATCACCGCAACCACGTTTGCGGCACCCGGTCGATATTGTCCGTCCGGTTCGGATGCAAATCGCCCACCAGGGCATCGAACTCGCCGCGCGCCCGCCGGATGAGCCGCTCCGCAAGGATCAAGTTGCTTTGTTCCTCTGCCGATTTACCGGCCTCCAGCTTCCCTTCCAGGACAAAGCCAGCCGCCAGATTGGCGATCATGTCGTCGTAATCTTCCGGCGTCTGCGGCTCGGTTTCCTCGTCGATCCGGCTCAATGTGGCGATGTACTCCACGCGGGCCGTATACGAGGCGTCAGCAGTCGGCGTAATCAGGATCGTCGCCGCCGGGCCGCCTTCGATGAAATAGCCTTCCGGCTGCTTCTCGTCATCCGTCCCATCCGATCTGCGGTTGTCGCGCACGTTGGCCTCGAACAGGCCCCGCGTGTCGAACTCCTTGAGCAGCACCCATTCCTGCTGAGCTGTGGTTTTCTTGATGCGGATTGCCGTCATACGCCGCATCCCGCTCATGTCGAGCGGATAGCTCGCAACCGAGCCCGTCAACGCCAGCATCGACGTTGAGGAACGGCGCAGGAAATTCCAGTGCGTCAGCCGCCCGATCTCCCGGTAGGCTCTGTTGATCTCCGCATAGCTGGGGTAGGTCGGGTCCTTAACTAGGTCCCGCACTGTCCCCAGCAGCAGCCTGCTCCGGCTCTCCATCGTTCACGACTCCATGCTCTCGCAGCAGGTCCAGCAGTAGTACCATGGACGCCCGCACGACCCCCGGCTTGCGATCCTCGGCAGGCAGGTTGAAGCCTGTCACCTGGAACCGGGCCACCGCCCAGCGCATCAACTCCTGCGCCTTCCCGACAGAGCCGGCGGCAATGACCTTGTTCGCAATGGCGATGAACGCCGCGATCCTCGCTTGATCGTCTTGCGTCAAGCCACCAGCGGGCAGTGTGGCGGACGGTGCCAGCGAGAGATTGGCGAGCGCCCGGGTGTCCGCCTCCGGTTGCTCCCAAAACTCGCCGCTCTCGAATCCAGCGTGCTTGCGCAGCCGTGCCGCGGTCGGATCATCAACCACGGCCTGCCCCATCTCGAACTTGACGGCCGGATAGGGCAGCTTCTTCTTGCGCTCCTGGCTGTGCTCGTCAAAATACGATTCCCAGCCCTCTCCCAAGCCAAACCGCTCGGGAGGAAATCCCACACGCAACTCGGCGTGTGCGCTACGGAACGTAGGCATGTCGTCTCCAGATTG